AGATCCCGTCGTAGGCGCGGAAGGGAAGGCTCAGGTTCCGAACCGCACGCGACGGCTGCGCCAACTCGAGGGCCAGCGTCTTCGGCGGGTTCTTGCCCGGCGTGATCCAGCCGTACTTGATCCCCGAACCGAAGCGTGAGGAGAAGCCGCGAGCTGACGTCGGCAGCGTGAACTCCATCGCCTGCCCGAAGACGATCTCTCCCGCCGTCGGCTGCTCGAGCCCCTCAACGTCCGCGTCGATCGTGAAGCGCCACTGGTACCAGCGGTGGAAGACGATCGTCTCCTGGTAGCTGTAGAAGGAGGGCTGGTGCGGGTCCATCGTGAAGAGCAGCGTCTCTTCCCCGGCGAACGCCCCGGTGTCCGACCAGTAGATCAGCGGAGCGAAGCGCCGCGGGAAGCCGACGCCGTGGTCGGAGACGAAGTTGATCCCCTGGAAGAGGACCAGGTTGTCGATGTAGACGGTGCCGCCGTTGGCGCGGCCGAAGATGCGCAGCGACGTCCGGTGGAGGCCGGTCTCCGCGTAGGTCTCGGCCCGGAAAGAAAGTCCCGACGTGGCGAAGCTGGCAGTGTCGCGGCGGATCACGAAGGTCTCGTTGCCCCACGTCCCGTCAGCCTGGAGCCAACGCCCGGTCTTCCGGTCCTGGACGTAGACCTCGGCATAGAGCCCGGCACCGGCGCCGAACAAGGCGGCCTGGACGCGGTACCACTCCCCGCTCCGGACCTTGATGTCGGTGGCCGGGTAGACCTGGCTGCCATCGGTGAGCTTGAAGCTCTTCGTGCCCGTGGCGGCCTGGTCCGTGGACGACGTCACGGTCCCCGTCTTCTTCCAACCCACCATGCCGGACTCCGCCCCCGGGTTCTTCAGCAGGTTCGAGTCGAACTTCCCGCGGCGCTGGGCGCCGTCGCCGACACCCTTCAGCCAGCGGACGTATTTCTCCGGGAGCCCGTCGTAGGCGTTCCGCCCCGGGAACTTGGAATCAAAGCCAGGCGTCCCCGTGAATGCCGACGGGTTGTTGCGGGCCGCGGCCGCGATCGCGTTGTAGTCCTCGCCGACGATCAGAATCATGCGAGCGCCTCCATCTCCGCCGCCATCTCGTCATCGGTCAGCAGCGACCGCCAGACCCGACGGAAGCGGAAAGCGCCGTCGAGGGCCTGGGATCCGTCCTGGTCGGCGCCCATCCAGAGCGCGGGGTTCGCGCTCCCGTTAGGGACGCAGGCATGTCCGGCCACAGCGACCACGGAGACGGCGCGCGCCGTGAGGCTACCCTGCCGCACCCACAGGTCGAGCGTGTAGGGCGGCACGTCCTCCTCGTTCTCGTCGGCGTCGAGCCTGGTAAGGCCGCCCTCGCCCGGCGTCCAGCGCAGGCCCACGATCAGAGTGCCGCTGATCCCGGCCCCGGCAAGGTCGATCGTCGCCTGATAGTCCACGCCATCGACGGTCCGGCGAAAGAAGATGTCGGTCCCGTTCTCTACGATCACCAGGTCCGAGCCCAGGCCCATGGCCGCGTTCGCGCTGCCACTCCCGGCGTCGATGTGTAGGATCGCGGAGCCACCCTCGATCGGCCACGGCTGCGCGTCGTGGTGCCACGAATACCGCAGCTTGTCGGCAGCCTGGGCTGGCCCGGCCCCGCTCTGAGCCGCGATGAGAAGGTTGCCGGCGGCGCTGTAGCGTTCGGTGTCCGCGGGGATCGAGACGGTGTCCCCGTTCGGCCCCGTCATGGAGTCGATCCCCGTGGGGTCCCCGTCTGAGTCCGTGGGCCTGGAGAAGCGGCGGCCACCGGGCTGCCCGGCGCGGCCCGCCCTCCAAGCCCCCATCCTGGCCACGCCCTGGGCCTGGGGAGCGATGGCCAGGGCGCGGTCAACCTCCCACATCGGGACCACGAGGTCTCGAGCATCCACCATGCGCAGCAGCGCGCGTTTCTCGCCCAGGTCCAGGTACCGGGCGGCCATCACGTGTGGGTGGCGCTGCCACGTCTCCACCCCCCAGCCATCGGTCCCGACCGGGGACTGCTCCGGGGCGACCACTGTCACCGCGGAGACCGAGCAGGGATCGCCCGGGGCCATGGCGGCGCGGTGGAGCCCCACGATCGCCTCGGTGATCAGGGGCGGCCGACGGCCCAGCAGAAGCTCCCGCGTGAGCCGCTCGCGCACCAGGTCCCCCGCTGCTCCTTCGGCGACCAGGTAGACCCGCGCGAAGAGCTGCGTGATCTCCGGCTTGTCCTGGCTGGCCGTGTGCGTGGCGGAGACGATCAGCTCGAGGAGGTCCGGCCCCAGGTCGGCCATATCCCAGGCCGCGGCCGTGTCGGGGTTGAGCAGGAAGAGGTCTTCGTAGTCCACCCATGACGTCGTCAGGGTCCGGTCGCCCGCGGCGCTGTAGAAGGCGGCGCCACCGATCCAGACGCCCGCCTTCATCGTGTGCGTCCCGCCCCCGTTCGGGTCGTAGCGGGCGCGCCAGTGCAGGGAGACTGCCGCGATGGAGTGCCCCGCGGGCATCTGCGGCAGGTCCGCCCATCGGGCCCGGACCCGGAACGTGCCCGTTGCCGAGGCCGCGTCCCATGTTGCCCGGGTCGTGGCGTCATCCGGGACGTAGGGCGGATCGTCGATCTCCTGGTGGGGGTCGCCCGGGCTCGTCGTCGTCCAGGCCGCGGACTCGTTCGTGGTCTCGTAGGGCACGAGGTCCGCCTCGTGGATCGGCTGATCGGCCCACGGGAAGGGAATCTCCTCGGCGGCGTCGTGACTGACCGTGGGGTCGGCGACGAGCGAGGGCGGCGTCGAGAACTCGTCTCGGAGCCTCTGCTTCGCGGGAACCTGGCTGACCTCGCCGCCGAGCACGTCCTCGTCGCGGATCCAGTGGGAGCCCTCGAAGAAGACGCGGGCCGTGCGGTGGCTGACCATGGCCACGGCGAGACGCCCCTCCTCGTCCCAGTATGGATAGAAGCCGGCCCCGAGGGCCGCCCGGTTCAGCACGTCCAGGGCCCGCGCGTCGGTATCCACCAGGAGGGCGGTCCGCCGGCCCTGGGTCCAGTTGTTGGCGCGGCCGCGCGGCCGCATCCGGTTCGCGGCGAGCTCGTGGCCGACGTCCTCCCAGGTCCCGAGATTGAGGGGGGCCGTGGCCGGATCGGTCCATGCCCCGGACCGCCAGTCGGAGAAGCCGAAGTTCACGAGGAGGTGCCGGAGCTGGTGGGCCAGCGTCTGGATCGGCCGCCCGGATCCGTCGCCCACGTCCTCCAGTCCGGTGAGGTCGCACCACACCTCGGGATCAGCGCCCGGGTCGGAGAGCCAGCGGATCGTGCGGAAGTCGAAGCCCGCGATCGTCTCCGCCGCGAGGTCGTAGTCGGTGGCCTCCTCCGCCAGCGTGCCATTCAGGTAGACCCGGGGGATCGCATGGGCGACTCCGAGTTGGGGGGCGAAGAGCCGCTCCGTGGACCGGGTGTCCAGGTAGAGGCAGGGGACCGCGCCCGTACCCGTCGTGGCGCGGGCGTCGAAGGTGCCTACAGCCACGGGCAGCACGGCCCCGCGCGCGCTCAGGTGAGCATGAGGGAAGTCGCCAGCGCGGACACGGTGCTTCGCCAGGGGCGCCTCGAGCCAGCCCGAGTCATGGCGGCAGACCAGGCGCAGCACGTTCTGTTCCGGCGATCCCCAGTCGGCCAGGATTCCGCGCCAGACCGTGGGCCACATGGCCGAGGTGACAGCCAGGTGCCCCAGCCTGATCCGTACCCTGGTGTTGTAGGCGGCTCGCCCGGTGGCGCCCGTCAGGATTGCGGCCAGGGCCCCCTCGGGGTCCTCCGCGTCGATCTCGTAGGAGGGCAGCGGGAGCCGGTAGCAGGATGGGTCGAACCCGAGGAGCAGGCCGCGAGGCCAGCGCCGGATCACCGCCTGGACAGCGCCGAGATCCTCGTCGGAGGCCTCGACGTCGGAGAGGTGAGGCACGTTCCCGTCGGCGTCCTCGAGATCCTCCAGGCTGAGCACCCCGAAAGCCGTGTCTACGGGGAAGCCATCCTCCAGCGCGCGCAGGAAGGAACGGGCCCACAGCGGAGCCGGGTCCGGATCGAACAGGGCGTGGAGAAGCACGGCTCCCTTACCGCTCCATGTAGGCGCCGACGCCGGTCATCGTCGTCGCCGTGGTGGCGCTCGAGATGTAGCGAGGGAACAAGCACGTCCCGTTGTACATCCTGATCCCTGGATTCCAGGGCGTCCCGTCGCTCAGGATTCCGCCCGCGTTGACGATAGGGTTCGGGACGGCAGCGAGGCTCTTGAACGCGACGAGCGAGACGGCGCCGGCCGCGTAGCTCGTGCCCAAGGTGACGCTCTGGATGGACCGGATCCCGGTGTCGCCGGCCGCGAGCTGGAAGGGCACGAATGTCCCAGCGACCGCCGTGGCTGGGAAGCTGGCGATCGTCGCAGTGTTGCCGGCGTTGTTGCTTTGGTCGGTGTAGCTGAGCGTCGTATTCGTCACGGCGCCAGCATTCGTCGTGGCCGTCGTGACGTAGATCGCGGCCTGCACGCCCTGGCCGAGAGCAGCTCCGTTGTCGTCGCGCGAGATGGGTCCGGGGAACGTGATGTTCTGCGCCGTCGTCGTCGTGACTGCGATGCCGGTGTTGTACCACTGCAGGTCGGCAACCAGCAGCATGTGGACGACGCTGGCCGCGCTCCGCATCGACGATAGGTACCAGCCCCCGGTCGCCGGGTTCGGTATGACCGGCGCCCCTGCGACCGCAGCGCCGGCCGCGGAATCGCAACTCGTCGTCGCGCCGTTCAGCCCGGGAGTCCCGGGGACCCAGGCCCCCGGGGTGCCGCTGTCCTTGAGGTAGGCGTACTGGACGCCGACCGCTTCCGAGGCGGTCCCGATCTTGAGCCACTCGAAGGCGCGGCCCGAGTAGCCGCTGATCTCAGTCGCCTGTTCCTTCCGCCGCCCGGCCGCATCGTAGATGGTGAGAGCGCCGCCGGCATCGACGCGCAGGGCCTCACCGGCGCCGAGCGTGACCGCTGGTCCCACATGGTATTCGGTGGCCGAAACGTCCAGCTTCAGCGTGACGGTCTGCGCGGCCGTGCCCCTGTTGCGCACGCTGATCCACTTGACCTGACGCTGCGTGGAGGCTCCGGGGGCGGCGAGAATCGCCGTCGTCGTGGCCGTGGCCACGTTCCCTTGATTCGTGCCGGGGGTGAACGCCGAGGACGTGTGGTCGGCGTAGCTCACCACGTAGTCCGTGGAGACCGCCGCGGAGGTCTCCATCTCCAGGCTCTTCGTGGTCGCGTCCAGCAGGAGCGAGTTGGCGCGTGCGGACGGCGGGGAGGCGACCACCAGGGCCAGGACTGCGAGACTGGCGAGGATTCGGCGCATGGACCTCCTAGAAGGTGAGGCTGGCACGGCTCATCACGGCAGGGTGATCGAGCCCGCCCCCACCGCCAGTGATTGTGCAGTTCGTCTTGGTGGATCCGTCGTCCACGCACGTGATCGAGGACCCGAGGAAGTTGAGGATGGTCCGTTGCGTCAGGGCGCCGCCCTCTTCTTGGACCGTGGCGTATCCCCCACCCGCAGCAGGCGTGGCGCACTCGAAGGCGGTGTCGCCAGCGTTCCGGCGTACCACCTGGGAGCCTGTGCAGGACAGGTCATCGGCCATCGTGGAGATGAGCCCGAACATGGCCCCGCCCGTACCTACGTCGTCGGAGAGGACCCCGCGGAGGTCCGACGACGTAGAGGCCGCGAGGTGGGAGACCCCGCCGTCGTACGTCCAGTTCCCGGACGCGATCCGAGGCACCCCCGTTGACCCGCTTGTGTCGTCCCCGGTCCCGCCCTTGGCTGGGGTGAGCGCGCCCTGCAGGTCGGCTAGGTCGAGAACGCTCTCCAGCTCGCTCTCGACGGCGGCCTCGTCCAGGTCGTTCGCGTTCGCCGTCCCGTCCACGTCGCCGGCCAGGGCAAGCTCATCGGCCTCAAGGGACCCGTCCACGCGGGCGTCAGCGAAGGTCCCCGCCGTGGTGTCGGCAGCGTCGAGGGCGGAGATGGTAGCCCCCGTGTGGGCATGTGAATCGTCCACGACGGTCGTGGTGTTGCTGCCGGCGGTGGCGGTGACGTCGCCTGTTAGAGCGGATCGTTGGATGCTGGTCGAACCGCTGAACTCCAGGCCGCCGCCGAGGGAGATCTCCTCCACGTCCCCGGTGGCCGCGGTGTCTCGCCCGAGCAGGCGGTCCGTCGCGATAGTCTGGATGTTCGCGAACGTGATGACGTCGCCGTCGATTGTCCAGGTTGCCCCGGAACCGGTGACGGTGATATCCCCCTTGTCGCCGTCGGAAACGCCCCCGCCTCCGCCGGCTGGGACCTGCCAGGTGCAGTCCTCGCGGAGGAATTTCGTGGTCCCGGCCGAGGCCCCCGGGTCCGGGACCATCCCCGCCGCATGGTCCGCGCCCGAAGCCACGCACGTCGGGTGATGCGGTCCGGCTGCGTGCTGGGCGAGCATGGCGCGGAGCCGGGCCGCGGCGGCCTGCCAGGACTGGGCATCCGCCCGCGCGGCGAGAAGCGCGAGCGAGACAGCGAAGGCGACGCGCGTCATCCGACCTTGACCACTGCCCACGGGAAGCTCCTTGCCGACCCCGCACTCTGCTCGAGCGTGGCCTCCACGCTCTCGTCCACGTCGATCCAGAGCTGCGCGATCTTGTTTGTCTGCACGTCCTCGAAGAGCTCGTAGACCACGACGACCGCCGTAGAGTCGGGGCCGCCCGCCTTCGCCTTGAGACGCAGCTCCACATCGTCCCCGGCCTGCATTGCGGAAAGGTCCACGAGCAGGACGAATGTGCCGCCGTAGGGCACGCTCACGAGCGAGTCCTCGGCCAGCGGCGCAGTGAGCGTGCCCTCCCCGTTCTCCACGGTGGACACGCGGCCCTTCTGCTGGAGCTTCCAGGGGCAGTCCACCACCACCGCGTCGTCCAGGTAGGCGACCAGTTCGAGCGCCTCCTTGGTCACGATTGGCCCGAGGCGAATGCAGGCCGGGTCTGCCGGGGTCGCCCCGTTGATCGTTCCAAGCGTGTGCACCACGACGCCGGAGTCCTGATTCACCTGGGTCCTGGCTTCGAGGGTGAGCACGTTCCCGGCGCCCAAGGCGGAACCGTCCATCGTGGCGATGAAGACGGCTCCCTCGACGTAGTTGACGAGAGAGGTCTCGTTGTCGTCGATGGATGTCGAAGCGAACGCCACCAGGCTCATGCCGCGAACCTCCTGACGGTGCGTTCCAGCTCGTCCATGATGGCGGGCACCTCCTGACGGATGGCCCCGGCCACGGCCTGGCCGATGGCCTCGGGATCGCCACCCCCGGGCGGGACGTTGACGGTCGGCGCGAGCGTGATGTTGACCGGTCCGACCGTTGTTCCGAAGCCGCCGCCTCCGCCGGCGGACGACCCGCCGGTGTCGAAGTTGCCGATACCGCCGGTGTCGAACGACGGCACGCGCAGGGCTGGGGAGGATGCGACCAGGGCGCGGATGCTTTGGGCGAACAGATCCGGGCGAATGCCGGCGATTTGCCGGAAGACGCGGAGGGCGTCGCCGGGCTTGTCCAGGGGGACGATGGCTTCGAGCCCGTGCAGCCTGGCCGTCGTGCCTCGCCGGTCGAAACGGCCGATGCCGCCGGTAGCGAACTGGGGCCCACCGCCACCGCCCCCGGAGCCGGGGACGTTGGGGACGTTGATCTTCGGCGTGACCTCGATGCCGCCGATCTGCTTGAGTGTGTCCAGGACTTCCTTCAAGACGTCAAGCACCGCGAGCATCGGGTCTACCGGGAATGCGATCCCGGCAGTTTGCGCCTGGTCGATGAGGGCCTGCGTTTCCGCGTCGATCGCGATCCCCGTTCCCTGGTGGATGCGTTGGATGTTGGCGAGCAGAGGAGCGATGGCGAGCAGTGCGTCGTTGCTGTTTGCGCCACCGGCCACGGCCTGATCGAAGGCGGCTTTGGCGGCTATCCCGAAATCACCGAATGACTGCGTCGTGAGGAACCCGGAAGCAGCTAGCCCCGACAGCGTCCTAGCCAACTCCCCGGCACCTTCGGCGGCATCACGGAATGCCGTGCTGCCCTCACCCTCCTTCGGGGTGAGCAGGTCGAAGATGTGCGCGAGTGGTGCTGCAAGGGTAGGCGAAATCGTGCTCAGGACTTCGAAGGACTGCTGGAAGGCGTCAGCCGCCGCTGCGATCCCCTTCTGCGCGACCGTCGCCCAGAATGTAGCCGTGAAGATCCGCGCCTGAGCCTCGGCGGCGCCGCCGATCTTGAAGCCAGCGACGAGCCCTTTCTCCTTGTCCTCCGGACGAAGGATCCCTTGAACCGCGGTCGTCGCCTGCTCCAGGGCCTGGCCGCGCTGCTGGAAACGCTCGCTCTCCGCCGCGAATTTCTCGTTGCGCTTGATCTCTTCAAAGACGGCAGCGACCGACTTCCCCGTTTCCTTCGCGCGGGCGAGCACCTCCTTCGCCATCTCCTCGGACACGGACTTCCCGAGAATCTTCCCGCCGGCCTTGGCCGCCTTCGAGGCTTCGCTCTCGCCACCAAACAGCTTCTTGATGCCGGAGACCAGGGTCTTCCCGATACCGAACGCGGCCCCGGCGATCGCGCCGACCTGGCCCAGGGAGCCGAAGAGGGCACCGATCCCCTGCTTGCCGGTGAGGGCGCCACCGATTCCACCGAGCCCGCCGGAGAACGAGCCCTTCAGATTCTTGAGGGCGCCACCGATGCCAGCGACACCGGACAGCAATCCACCGAGGGCTTTACCGAAGATGCCCGGAAGGGTCTGCGCCAGGTTGGCGAGGTCCTGGAGAGATCCGCGCCAGTCGATGGTGGCCTTCTTCGATTCCTGCACGCTCTCCGGGATCTTCCCGAAGAACACATCAATAGCGTCTCCTGAAAGTCCAGCCAACGGACCTTGGCCAACGGACGCCATCACCTTGAACAGCTCGATCATCTCGGTCTGCAGCGCTTCTGTCTTTCTGGCCGCATCCTCGAAAGCGAGCTGGTTGAGCTGATCCGAGATAGCCCCGAGGCCTTGCGGTACATCTGCCCCGGCTTGGCGCAACTTGTCGAACTCTTGGACGAGGTTCTGAATCTGATCCTGCGGCAGCGACGTGCCGAGCCCGGCCAGTTTCGTGCTGATCTCGGACAGCACGTCCCCGATAGGACGCAGGTTACCCTCTGCATCCTTCGCGGCGACGCTCAGGCTGTCGATGAGCTGCGCCTGCAGTTCAGCGCTCTTGAGGTTGGCATCTGACCCGCCGCCCGTGAGCTTCGACTCAAGGGCGAGGGCCGCCTTCTCGCGAGCCTCGCGCGCCTTGTTGGTGATTTCCGCACCCTGGAAGACCGCCTTGATGTAGCGCTGTTCCGCGGCCTCTGCCTCGTCGGCAGCCTTTTTCCTGGCGTCCCCGAGCTTCTTTGCTTCCGCTTCGGCGCGCTCTGTCTCCTGCTTGGATGTGAACGTGCGATCCCCAGTGGCCGGACCTCCTGCTCCGCCGATGGCCCGGGTCGCGATCGACCCCGCGCCCTGGCCGAACTTGGCCACGCCGGCACGGAACGACGCCTGCGACTCGGCCACCACCTTCGGCAGCGCCTTGATCTGGCCCGAGATGTCGGCGAGCTCTTTCTTCAGCGAGGTGAAGATGGCCCCGGCCTGTAGGGGATTCGTGAGGGCATCCCGAAGCGCCTGGAAAGTCTTCGCGAGGGCGTCGATCCCCAGGTCGAGCTGGGCGGCCTCGCCCGCCACCTGGATGAAGATCACCCCCGTCTGCTCGAACACGGCCAGGCTGGCGCCGATGGCGTCGAGCAGGATCAGGAACGCCTGATCGAGCAGGCCCGTCTCCGCGAGCATGGCGCCGAAGGACACCTTGGCGAAGTCGACGACCTGGCCCAGCGCCTCGATCTTGTCGCTCAGCTCCTTCGCCCGCGCGATCGTCTCGGCCGGGATGACGTCCTTCGCCGCCGCGGCCGTTTCCAGGAACCCGGAACGGAGCGCGGCGAGCACTTCCTTCCCGGTGCCCCCGAACGCTTCCAGCGCGGCCTGCTGCTGCTGCGCCGGATCCTTGATGGAGAGAATGGCCTTGGCCACCTGGTCGAACTGCTCGGCCGGGTTCGCCTTCTTCAGGGCCTCCAGCGACAGGCCGAGCCGCTTGAAGGTGTCGTCGCCCTGCGCGATGTTTTGCTGCAGCTTGACGATGGCCCCGGAGACGCTCTCGATCGGGACCCCCGTCGAAGCCGCGGCCGCGGCGAACCGCTGCACCGTCTCGACCCCGAGCTGGGTCGTCTTGTCGAGGCCTGTGATCTTGTCCGCGAAGGCGGTGAGGGCCTTCACCGACTCCACCGAGAAGTCGACGATGGCCGCGCCGGCGAGGCCGGCGGCGCCTCCGAACACCGCGAGGCCAGCCCCGGCCGCTATGCCCGCCGGGCCGATTGCCGAGATCGCGCTCCCTAGCGGACCCAGGGACGTCGCCAGGCCCTGGACCTTGCCGCTGGCGTCCTGCCCGAGCGCCGAGGTGAACTTCTCGAGACCTGTGGGCCCCGCCAGCTTCGGCAGCTCCGGGAGCTTCAGGGTCTTCGGGATCGTGGCCCCGGCCTTGGCCAGCTTGTCCAGTTCGCCCCGAAGACGCGCTACCTGGGGCTGGCTGAGGTTCGCAACGCCGCCCAGGCGTTCGACCGCCTTCTGGATCTCCTGGAGCTTCTGGTCGGCCTTCAGCCCGGAAATGCTGTTGAAGGCCTCGGTGATCTTCTTCGCCTGGGCCTCGAGACGGATCCCCTTCGTCTCAAACTGGCCCGTCTCCAGGCCGATCTGAATCTTTTGGCCGGCGATGATTTCGTCGGCCACTACTTCCTCCCCGCCGCCCTGACGCGCTTCGCCAGGAGCGCCGCGAGTCGGCGGGTCACGGCCACGCGCGTCGTATCGAAAGCAGGACGCAGCCAGGGCCGGGCCGCCTGCTTCACGGTCCCGAACTCCAGGAACCTCCCGTAGAAGATTTCCCCGATCTTCGGGACACGCCCGGCGCCAACGGCCACCGAAGCCACCCAGCCCTCAGACTTCGCGTGCGCGGGGTCCGGGGCGGCCGTCACGTTCTCCTTGAGGTGGATCGAGGGAGGGCCCGTCCCCACGTTGGCCTCCGCCGCCTGGACCATGGGCTGCACCGCCACCAAGAGATCCGCCTCGGCATTGGCCTGGGAGAGCTGCTCACGCAGCCGCGCGAGATACTTCGTGATGGCGTCCTCGCCTGTGACCTTGACCGTGATCACGGACGCCCCCTCTCGCTCCGGCGCGCCGCCTTGCTTGCAGCCTTGGCCTCCTGATGGAGCCGCTGCTTTTCTGCCCTGGCGATGCGCCGATTGATCCCGTTGGCCCAGGCATCCTGACGGGCGATCTCCTCCTCCATCGTCAGGGCCCGCGGCGCCCCGCCGCCCGGCCGCTTCCGCTGTGGCAGCATCTTCTGGAGCTGTTGATGGCCGAGCTTCTTCTGGTGGTGGAACCAGATCGTTGCGTAGGACGCGTGGATCTTCTGCTCCAGCTCGTCGAGCGAGGCTTCGTGCTTAGCCTTCGTGACGATGCTCAGCGACCGTGGTGAGGTCAGCCAGGCTTCGGAGAGAGAGAGTCCCACCCGGACCCCCTGGGCTACGATCCGTTCGGGGTCGAAGAGGCGGGCTCGCTCGAGCTCGTCGAGGTCTCTTTTGGGCCGCCGTCGTCCTCCACGTCGCCCCCGAAGCAGTCGGCCAGGAACTGCTGGTGCAAGGTCTGGATGCGGAGGATGCGGCCCGAGGCGCCGGCAGGTTTCCCATCGGTGCGCTCGATGCCGTCGAGCACTTCGGCCGCCGTTTCGTCGGTCAGCTCCAGGCCCGCCGCCTTCGCCCACCGGGAGAGCCCGTGCTTCAGCACGGCGATCTTGTCCTCGAAGGTGGCGCCCTCCAGACGCTGCGAAAACTCCACCTGCTTCCGCGCCCAGTCCTGCGCCTGGTCGGACACCGCGCGCGTGAGTCCCCACTCCCGCTGAAGGGCGCGCATCTCCAGCGCGCCCAGGTACAGGTAGCACTCGCGGCCTCTCGAGCGAAACGGGGTAGCGTCCGGCGGAGCTTCGATCTCCAGCTTCACGAGATCGTGATGGTGCCGGTGGTCTTGATCTCGATGTGGAGGGCGATCCCTTCCTCGGTGGCCAGCGGGCCCACGTCGCAGGCGAAGATCGTCCCGCTGTAGTCGTAGGTCCGCTGCACGACGCCGGTGTCGTTGTGGCGGATCCGGTGCCCCCAGGCCTCGGGCGTCGAGAGGCCGTCGTTGTAGTCCTCCTCGAGCTGCTCGTGGACCGCGTTCCCGACGTTGTAGAAACCGTCGTAAATCGCGTTGTTCCGGCTCTTGAACCCGAGAAGCTGCTCGCGCTCGAAGTCGGCGGAGTTCAGGTCGGTGACGTCCACCTCGTCGCGCGTCGCCGTGGGTGCGGTGATGGAGGCGATGCCGGGGATCTCCGTGACCCCTCGAACCGCGACCGATCGGTAGCCTAGCTGCTTCGCCATGAGTCCTTCCTCCTAATTCGAGCGGGCCACCGGATTACGACCCAAAAATCACTATCGTATAACCCTCGGACCCGGACACCGTGACCGTGATGACGTCTCCTGTGGTGGCGGTGACGGCCACGCCGGTCGCGTTGGGGGCTAGGAACTCGAAGCGGCCCAGCAGGTGGACCGGGATGACGAGCGCGTCGTCCACCCAGCCCGACAGGTACTTGGTCAAGATGAAGTCGCCGCCGACCGTGATCACGGCGGCGTTGGCCGTGTTGGGGATGATCCGGACGTAAGCGATGCGCGAGAACGTGACCGCCGCCCCGGCGGGGTCGAGCATGGAGCCGGCGTCCAGGTCGTAGCTCGTGGTGGTCGCCGCCGTGTCCACGAACATCTTGTTGATGGCCCCGGATCCGCTCCCGTTGGTGAAGTCGATCGAGGAGACCCCGGCGGTGCCGATGTCGAAGGACAGGCTGCCGATGTCGGGTGTCCCGGTGGCCTGGGCGCGGATGCTGGACTGGACCTTGACGTTGGCGGTGGTCGTCGCGGCGTAACCGACCTGGACGAGGCCGACGGCGAGGGCCAGGATGCCGGCCAGCGCGGCGTAGCGGTAAAGGCTCTTCTTCATGGGGTCCTTCTCCTTACGCGGCCTCTGCCGCGGCAAGCGTCACCAGGACGTCGATCTGCGACAGGAACAGCCCGGTCTCTTCGTCCCGGCCGGGGTCGCGACGCCCGTCAAATCGTGCGAGGTTCATCCCGGGCTCAGCGTAGCCGCCGACGAAGAAGCCGTGCACCAGGGTCGCCAGCAGCCGGGCCGCGTGGCCGGTCGCCGCGACGCAGTTGAACTGGATGCGGGGGCCGCCCAGGGCCTCGTCGCGGTCCAGGGTCAGGAGTCCGGGCCTCGTCGAGATCCGCTGCAGGGTGATGTAGGGAGTGTTCACCGCGGGCGCGGGCTTCGCCTGGGGCACCTCGTCGTGCTGGTAGATCCGCGTGCCAACGAGGGCTGCGATCCCGGCGTCGGCCAGGAGCGCGGCGCGAAGGGCGTACTCGGGGATCATGCCGTCACTCCGGGGGCGCTTCCGCCCGGGCGAACCCGTAGAGCTCGATCTCGGTCCGCCGCGCCGCCCCCAGCGGCTGCACCACGGCCGTGATGTCGTACGTGCGCCCCTCGTAGACGATGCGGAAGGTCTCGGTGGGCGTGACGTCCTCGCGGAAACGGACGTTGAAGATCGCGTTCACCTTCGCGACCTGCTGCTCCGCCCGGAACACCTCCGACCCGTTCGGCGTGCGCACGTTCGCCCAGGGGCGCGCCATCTCGTGCCAGTCCAGGGACTCGGTGCCGGAGACCGGATCCTGCGTGGAGACGGCCTGCTCGATGCTGATCAGCTTGTCGCGCTTGCCGGAGTCCATCGGTCACCACGTCCTGAACGGCCACCAGAGCTTCTCCGCCGTTAGCGCGTTGGTGGACTGGATGGTGCCGATGGTCGCTTCCGAGCGCCGCTCGTACATCTCGGCGACGTGCAGGAGCATTCCGGCACGGAGTGCCTTGGGCGCGTCGGAGTAGGCAGCGCCGTAGCCGGTCACGAAGCGGATGGTCACCGCCTGCGCCCGAGCCTGGAGCGTGGGCCAAAACGCCCCGTAGGCCAGCGCAATCTCGGCGCGGGCCGCGGTCTCCCCGGCCGGCAGGAACGTGATGTAGTTCGACGCTGCCCAGGTCTGCTCGACGCCCGCCGTGTCCCGGTACTTGACGTGGGTGATGGCCGAGACTGGAGGCTTCGGGAGCCGCAACCGCTCGATTCCGTTCTCGCAGCGGTAGATCCCCGCTTCGGTCCAGCAATCCATGATGAGGTCCCACGTCGCCTCGATTAGCTGGCGCCCGGTGTCGTTCTCGCAGTTGCGCCGAGCTGCCGCGATGTACGCGGCCAGGACCGCCGCCTGGGCTTCCATCTCCGCCGTCTCGAGGCGGAGCTGCTGCTTGACCTCGGTGGTCAGGTCGAGCGGTTCCGCCCCGGCCGGCGTGATGAGAGAGAGCTTCCACAACCCGATGCCTACTCAGGCTCTCAGTCGGCGTCCAGCGCCGGCGAGCCGCCCGCACCCTTGACGATCGCGATCGTCCCGGTCGTATTGGTGACGAAGTTCTCGCAGTGGGACATGGCGTCCGCAACGGCGTTCGCCGCGACCGTCGCGCCGCCGGCCTGGCCGCGGGTTCCCGTGATGATCCCGGTCGTCCCGGTGATGACCTCGAGATAGGGCTCCCCCGCGTCCGTGTTGTGGACCAGGTTGTCCTTGAAGATCAGGTGCTGGGAGAGGGTCGTGATCGCGCTCATGCAGGCCAGCGAGTAGTCGCCCATGAACTGGCACCGTTCCACGGTCACGTTGTGGACGGCACCGACGAGCTGGATCGCGGTCGAGGCGCCGGCCACCGCCGGCTCCGCGAGGAACTTGCAGCCCTCGACGGTGGCACGGTGCGCGCCCACGTTGATGTTCAAGGACTGGAGGAAGTCCCAGCCCGTGGTCCCGCCCCAGTACCACTCGCAGTCCTTGATGGTGCAGGCCACGCCGGCGGCTTCGACGTTTACCCCCACAACGACCGCGGAGAGCCCGGCGACGAAGCGGAGATTCTGCAGCCAGACGCTGGCGGCCCCGATGGCGACCGTGGCGTCGGTGTCGGCGAACGTGAATGTGGGCCGCTGGGAGCCCCAGCCGAGGCCGATCACCTTCACGCCGGCGACGTCCACGTCGAACCCGTCCGCGGCGCTGAAGCTCTCCGCGTGTCCGGGCAGGACGTAGATCACGTCGCCCTTGTTCGCGGTGCAGAGGCCGATGGCGTAGTCGACGGTTGCGAGGGGTGCGTCCAGACTACGGCCGCCCCCGGCCTGGTTGACGCCGGTCCCGCTGTGGACGAAGAGGATCTCGCCCGGATGTTCCCCGAGATCGTCCACCGTGGCGAGACCGCCGGGCTGGGTTCGTGCGAAGAGTGCCGTGCGTGCCATTCAGGGTTCCTTTCGTTGACCTGTGTATGGCGCTGACCTGTTTCCCGCCGGGCGCGCCTACCGACCCGGCGGGGGTGAGCGAAAGAACTACGCGATCACGTCCGCGGTGAGCCCGTCGAACTGGAAGCGACCACCGGCCAGCGCGCCGTCCATGACGTAAGTCACCGCGTTGATGTCGCTGTTTACGTCGTTGTCCATCTCGACGGAGACGTGGGTGGCGCCGGAGAGCGCGGCCTTGACCTCTTCGGCCGAGACCTCCAGGGTCACCTGGTCGCCCGCGGCATCGGCCACGGTCGGATCGGCGTGGGCCTTGACCACGGTGGCTCCGGCCCCCGAGGAGTCGGTCCCCGCGAAGATCTTGAAGGTCAGGATTCCGGTCCCCGAGATCAGGGTGGCCAGGGCCAGGAAGCGCTCGCCCATCGGTACCCAGGCGATCTTCCTGGCGACGGTCGCGTCTGCGGGGTCGTCCGCGTAAGTGCGCACGACCATCCGGCTCTTGAGGTGGTTGTAGGTGGCGGTCATTCGATCAGCTCCTTCTTTGCCTGTGGCCTACGCCCGGGTCGCCAGGGCCACGAACGGCGACAGCGTGGAGCCGTTCTTGGGGGTGAGCGCGGACCTCCACCACGGCTGCCCGTCGTTCCGTCGGTAGAAGCGGAACGCCCGCTCCGCCGCGGCGAACCGCACGTGGATCGATTCCGCGTACTGCTCGCTCTGGTACTGGCCTTCGAGGTATTCGGACCAGACGCCGAGGATCAGGTCGCCCACGGTGCCGAGCGTCTTCGCGAACTCGGTGAAGAAGATCGGCCGACCGGAGAGCGTCTCGCCACCGCCGGCCGCGTTGAACGCGAAGTAGGGAACCGCGTTTCCGCCCGCGCCCACGACCTGCACCAGGCTCTTGAGCTGGGGCCGGGTGTTGTGGTTCGCGAGCCATGCCGCGCGGCTGTATTTCCAGGACCGCGCCTCCATCTTGTCGATGTTCTCCTTGGTGATCGTCGCGGCCGCCTGGCCCACTTCCTTCGACACGCTGATGAGGCAGGGGCTGTTGAGGACCCCCAGCCGCTCCCCGACCCCGGTCCCGTTGATCCGCTCGTTCATCGCCGCGGCGACGTACTCGTCGCGGAAGCCCGCCTGCAGGATGGCGACGAAGGACTGGGGCGAGTCCTGAAGGACCTGCTCCGAGGCGAACGCGAGACCGAACTCGTCGTGCGCCGTCATGGTGATCTGCTCGAAGCTCATCCGGCTCGAGCTGGCGTCCACCGTCTCCGGCTTGCGGGTGACGGTCAGGCCCCCGCTGACGCTGGTGGAGTGGTCCTTGTCCACGCGGGCGTTCATCTTCACAGTCGGGGCCATCATCGGGATGTTCGTGATGAGGCCCGCCAGCGGGTCGTCCTCGGGCGCGACCGACATGATCCCGGGGGCCACGCCCACCGGGACCAGGAAGCCGCCGTGCGGGTCGCTGTAGACACCCTGCTCGTCGGAGCCGGCCGTCGCGAAGGGGCCCTTGCCCTGATCGGATCCGAACCCGATCACGCGCACGGTGGCCAGCGGCTTGAGCCGGTCGTCGTAGACCCGCCCGCCGGAGGCCCCGTAGCGCATGACGGCGCTCAGGTAGTCCTTGTGGCTTTCGAATCCGCGCTTCGGGTCCTTCGCCGCGTTGGGTACGGCGACCGCGATCCGGCCCGAGGGGTTCTCGGCCAGGGTCTTGTCCTCGGCCTCCAGCCGCTTCTCCTCGGCCATGACCGCCTTCTCGGCCTCGGCGACTTCGTCCTTGGCGCTGGCGACCAGCTTGCGGGCCGCCGAGATCCGACCTTCGAAGACCTGGAAGGCCTTCTCCGCCTCCGCGAGCTGCGGTTCCGCGTCCTTGTCCAGCTTGCCTTCGGCCTGCTTCTTGAGGAGGCCGGTGTACGCGCCCTTGGCCGCGGCCTGCTCGGCGAGCAGCGTGTCGAGCGACTTCTCGTTGCTCCGGACGGTCGCCTTCGCGTCGATGAGTGCTTCCTTGAGCTCGTTGATCTTCACGGCCATCGCAACCTCCTGGGTGCCCGGCAACGCAGAAAGAGCGCTGGCTGGCACCGAGAACTCGATTTCTCGGTACCCGCTCAGCGCTCTCGTGGGAGGCAGCCTTTTCGCGGGCCGTGGCGGGCCTTCGCGCCTTTGGGCGGTGGCCCTGTCGTCTACGTCTTGGAGGGTAGGGCTACGCGCTCACCGCGCGCAAGGGTGTCCTTCCCATTTTTTCAGTCAACGCCACTTTTTCCACCGGATCCTGGAGCATTCGAAGCTCAGCGAGGATGCGTCGCACCTCGGAGATCGGGATGCGGCGGTTTCGCAGCCCGGCGATGCCCACCGTCTGGATGTCGTCCTGCGCGATCAGCTTCCGGATCGTGGGCAGCGTGTAGTGGATCATCTCCCCGAGCTCGGTCTGGGTCATGGGGGCTGGGTCTTCCAGCCGGTCGAGGATCTCCTGGCGGGTCATGGCGGGCCTACAGGCTGCCCCGCAGGGCCTCCAGCGCGGCTGCCCGAGACCTGGCCTCCAGCTCCCCCGCCGCGTCCACGACCGGCGCCGTAGGTGGCGCTGCGGGCGCCTCGGGCGCCTCGGCCGTGACCTCGGGCGCATCCACCTCGGCCGCCGGCAGGGCCGCGCCGCGGCGCCGCTCCGTTGCCATCTCACCGGCCCGGCGGATCGCCTGCTCGAGGGTGCCCACCCGGTCCACCAGGCGCGCCGCCACGGCCTCCTCAGGACCCAGCATCCGGCCCTTGCCGAACTTCTCCTTGACGTGGTGCTCACTGACGCCGCGCCCCTTTGCGAGGTCGCGCACGAAGTAGCCCATGTAGCGGTTCACCGCCTTCTTGATCTGCGCCCTACCCTCCACGGACAGCGGGGCTGCGGGATTCCCCTCTACCTTGTAGGGCGAGTCGTCGGCCTCGACGAACTCCCACTTCTCGCCCATGTCCTCGAGGGCCTTGGAGGCGTCCACGTGCAGGGCGTAGACCCCGACCGATCCCACCTCGCCTGACGGCGTCACCCAAATTTCGGAGGCCGCGGACGCCACGTAGAGGGCGGCAGAGGCCATCAGGCTGTTCGCGGAGGCGACGACGGGCTTCTGCTTCGCCGCGGCGCGGATCGCGGCCCAAGCCTCGGGGACTCCGAACACCTCGCCGCCGGGGCTGTCGATCTCGAGCACCACGGCATCGACTTCCGAGTCGGCAACGGCCTCCGCTACTTCCTCGGCTACGGATGCCGTGGAGCGCGTCTCCACGCTGTTGATGACTTCGGCCCGCTGGGTCATGGTGCCGATCACCCGGACGACGGCGATTCCGCCGGCACGCTGGCGGCCGCCACCGCGGCGCGCCGCCTGGCGCTCGTTCCGCTCGTCCTCGTCGAAGGCATGGATCCCGCCCTTGAGCTCGGCCAGGGCCCGGAGGCCGCTGAACCCGTCCCGGACGACGATGGCGCGCACCTGGGCGGCGAGACGGCCATCCACGGCCCACGGGCGCCCGGCGATCTTGTCGATGAGGCTCAGCATGTCCCCTCCAATACCAGGGCCGCCAGCCGGTGCGGCACGGTTTCTTCCCACGTCTCAACCACGGCCACACCGCCGGCCAGGAGGGCGTCCCGCTGGGCCGTCGCGTAGGCGCGGGCCGCTTCCGCTGGGATGTGGAGCGTCTCGGCCACGTGGCTCTCGTGCTTGGCGTACCAGTCGAGCGCCCAGGCGCGCCACTTCTCCGGGTCTTTCGCGTACTTCACCGCGGCGCCGCCGCCGTTCGGCCCCTTCACGGCAGCGATCTCTCGCCGGACGACCCGAGCAGCAGCGTCGAGCGCGAACTGCTCGGCCAGGAGCTTGGCCCGCGCCGCCTGCTCGTCCTCGGACTCCGGCGGCGCCGGCTTCAGCGCCTTCGGGGCCACGGTCGGACGGCGCATCTCCCCCTCCGGCTCCGGCTCGATCGGGTTCGGGACGGGCGGCTGGGCGCCAGGCTCGTCGTCCGGCTCCGGATCGTCACGCGGTGACATGTTCGCGGGCGTGAGGATCTCGTCGTGGCGGGGATCCGGGTCCTCGTTCATGTCCTCGACCCGCCGCGCCTCGTTGACGGTCATCCAGGGGCCACCCACGGCCTTAAAGAGCGCGCTGAAGCGGTCGATCGTGTTGGCCCGGAGCAGGACGTCGAGGTTATGCTTGATGAAGCGCCCATCGCCCTCAACGAGCAGGGCGGCATCCTCCTCGGCTTCGACATTCGACAGGATCGGGAGCACGCAGTGCTTGATCCCGCCGCTCTCGAAGAACTCCTTGGCGCTGGCGTAGGTCGCCGTCTTGTCGGCAAACCCCACGACGACTCCGGGAACCCCCATGAATTGAAGCAGCGCCCGGACGACCTGGTCGCCGATCTCGAGCACCTGGCCGTCGCGGTTCGTCGAGGTAGGGGCCTCTTCGAGCTTGACGCCGTGCGGCAGTAGCCCGTAGGTCCCGCTGTTCTGGACTCCGCCGAAGCCTTTATTGATGGAGTCGATGAGGTCGGACCTTTCCTCTGGAGCGAGCGGTCGATCCGGGACGATAACCCCGGCCGATCGGGCACCCTTGCGCAGGAACGTCGATGCATGCCGCTCTGCCAGGAGTGCGATCCCCACCACGTTCCGGATCAGCTTGTACATCGGCACGCCGCTGAGCCCGTCCGTGCTCAGGTCCCTGAAGTGCAGCACCTTCTCCTGGCCAAGCGTGCGCGCGTCCTCGCCGGCCGGCTCGTAGCGATAGACCAGGGTCCCGTCAGACCTCTGGTCCGCGACGCGGCAGCGCGACGGATGCAACGGTCGCAGTTCCTTCGCGAACGTGGAGGCGCCCGCGACGATCTCGTTGTAGGCGTTCCCCCACGTCGCCATCCAGACGCCGTTGAGGTGCCGCCAGCGGTTCCCGGTCTGCCACGTGTTCGGCTTCCGGAGCACGCGCTGGGAATAGTGCGTGGGGTCCTCCTGTCGGCCACTGGGCGTCTTTCGGAAGGTGGCCGGCGGGCACATCGCCCAGGAGTCCCCACGGAACCGAACCGCGGCCAGCACGGTCGAGCAGTTCAGGATCGTCTCGGCGGATAGGCCGATCCCGGAGGAGCCGGTCTCGGCCAGGTAGCCGGAGATGTCGCGGTACCAGAACTCGTCGATCGGGCCGGCTCCGGCGCTGGCCTGAGCTCGGGGCGCAAAGGACTCGGTGAGCATGCCCATCTAGGCCCCCCTCCGAAGGCTCAAGCCGTGATTCACGAACACCGCCAGGGCCAGGACGCCCCACAGCATCCACGCCCAGGGCTGCCCCCACTGCGCCCAGACGCCGCCGCCAAGCGATCCAGCGCCGGCGAGAGCCAGGAGGTCGAACCGCTGGGCGGCTAGCCACGCTCCGATGCCCTTCATCCTGCGAACTCCACCTTGTAGCTCTGCTTCGGAGGGGCATTCCCCACGCCGAGGGCGCGCGCATCCATTCGCGCCTGCCACGACAAGATCCCCGCCATGGCGAGGTCGATCTTCTTCGGCGAGTCGGGTCGCTCCTTCTGGATCGTCCACATCGGGACGCCCCTTTCGTCCTTGAGCTGCGAGGATCGCTTGTGGGCGTTCGCGATGTGCCGGGCGAAGGCCTCGTTCCCGTCGTGCGAGAGCGCGGCCGCCTGCACGTCCTCCTGCGAGATCGCGTTGGCGTAGGCCAGGACGGCGGAGGCCATCTTCCTGGCGTTGGAGCTGGCCGTATACCACTTCACGACGCGGGCTTCGGCGATCTCCTCCGGGTTGTGCTTCGCCATCCACTCGGCGATTACGTCCTCCCAGTAGGGCGGGTCGGCGTAGAGGCGCCAGACATCCCAATAAGCAAAGGCGTGCTCGACCAGTGCGTTGACCTCGGCTACTGGAACCTTCCAGTCCTTCACGTTGGCCGGCCGCTCCCAGACGCCGAGCACCCACTGGTAGCCGGTGACGATCTCGGTCCCCACGAGCCCGGTCGCGTCGATGGAACGGGAACCATCGAAGCCAAGCGTGATGGCGGCTCTCTTCGGGACGAGGTGAGGCTTCGCCAGCGCTGCCCACCGCGTCGAGTCGAAAGCGGTATCCGCCGACCGCGTCGGACGGTTCAGCCAGACGCGCTCGAGATAGGTCCGATCCCGGGTGGGGTCTGCAAACTGGTCCTCGATCCCGGCAAGATCCGACCACTCCGCCACGGGGCCGGATGCCTCCGCGATGGCGGCGCGGAGGCCCTTCTTCGTCGTGAGGTCATGCTCGGTCGATGCTTGGCGGTGAAAGAAGAACAGCTTGGCGTCCTTCTTCTTCCCCTCCAGGATCTCCTGCGCGTAGCCCCAGGTGTCCTCGGCAACGCTCATTTCCCCTGGAGAAAAAGCAGTCGTGGTCTCCAGGCTCCATGCATCCGCGAGTTTGCGCTTGGGGGTGTTGGCGAGCATGGCCTGGTGCGCCTGCTTGATCCGGGGCAGCGTCATCCGGTGAGATTCGTCGAAGTGCTGCCAGGTCGTGCGAGCCCCGTCATTGCTGTTCGGCGCCGAGGCCACGGCCTCAGCCTTGCCGTCACCACGGACACGCATGATTCGGTCTAGACCGATGTCGAAATCGCTCGCGATCTCGCTGTTCTCAAGGATCACGCGCAGGGCTCCGTAGGCCAGCTCTTCAGACTGGTCCTCGGTGTAGGCCATCATGGGAATGTAGGGGTCGGAGACGGGCCCGCCGACGGGCTTCTTTCCTTCCCAGCCGATGGTGCGCACCGGAGCCCGGTCGCTGAGCTCGCACGCCGCAATCCATGCCGCCAACTCGGTCTTCGCGCTCCCCTTCCGCAGGCTCCAGGCGACTCGCTTGAAGCGGCGCCGACCCGCGAGGGCGTGACTCTTTGGGTAAACCTCGTAGGCTCGGTGGATCAGGTCGCGCTTCTCGTCGTCCACTCGGGCCGGCATGCCGCGCAGATCGCCAGGGCCGAAGACGAGGTTCGCCTCGATGAACTCCACGACCTGCGGGCCGAGCGATGGCCACGCCTTCTTCGGCGGCTCGATCTCTGGGACGCAGATGATCACTTGACCGCCCTCAGGTAGCTGAGCGGCGCGCGACGCTTGCCTCGGCCCGCCGGAGCTTCCTGCGGCGGCCGTCGCTTCGCCTGCTCTTCGACCTTCCCGATCTCCCACTGAAGCCGGCGCCGGTCAAGCGGGGACGTGCCGAAGCACTGGCCCTGGAGCCGGATCTCCGCGGCCAGCTCGGTCTCGCCCCACCAGTAGCGGTCCACCAGGTCGGCCATGATGAATGCCCTGTCGATGTCGGCCTCGACGTACTCGCCCGCCATTGGCGAGCGCCACAGCCGCGCCCACATCGCCTGCGTCCGCTCGTGCCAATCCCAAACCCCTGAGCCCGCACACGAGGTGCAGGGCGTCGGCTGCTTCGCCCCTTCAGCCTTGAACTTCCCGACGCCATCGCAGGGGCGGCACTCCCGCACCGGCAGCGGCGGCATCTCGCGGGTCGGGACATGGCCGTCCGGGGGCAGGGTCGCGGTCGTCGAGACTTTGTTCGTCCGCTGGCGCAGGCGCGCGGCCTTCGGTGGGGGTCCAGGCATCAGCCATCCCCACCCGTAGGCGAAGTCCCCAACCCGTAGGGCACATTTTCATGACCACGCGCGGTTCCTGGGGCCTGGGGCGGTAGAGATTCGGACTCCCATTCCCCTCTTCGTGTAAACGCAGGGCGGGGGCCATGCTCGAACAGTCCGCGCGCCTCGCGCTGGCGCTTGTGCTGGTGGCAGGGCGCGTCACAGAGGCCCGTGTAGTTCTCCTGCGCGTCAGCCCCGCCGGCCGACTTCGCCAGCCAGTGGTCGGCCACGGTGGAGGGCCGCACCTGGCCAGGGTGGAGGCCGAAGGGGTCGGGGCAGATGGGGTAGTCGTCGAGGCATCGAGCGCGACGCTTCCTGTGGTCGGCGCCGTAGCCCCTCTGGGTCGAGGTGCCGCGGTCCTGGTCGTGGGCCTTGGCGCAGGACGAGCACGGGCCACCCGTGGAGAGGTTCGGGCAGCCTGGGCGCGAGCAGGGCTTTGCGGAGCGAGCCGGCACTTCAGCAATCCAGCCAGTAGTCGTGGGTGGTCTTCATCCCATGTCCCCGAGCCGTGCCTCGGTGACGAGCGTCTCGCCCGTGGGGCCGAGGAGGCTGCTGTCTTCCTCGCGCTCCATCTTGGCCGACAGCGCGCGCAGCGTCTTGATCATCAGACTCTTGTCGAGGCCGGCAGTGCGCTTGGCCTCGAACTGCGCCTGGCCGTTGCTCAGGATCGTGACGCGGATTCGCCCGACGACCCGAAGACCAGGCGCTGGCCCGGCACCGAGGCGAAGCGGATGCCGCGGCGTGTAGGCGCTACTCATACATCAGCCGGACCGTCGCGGTGTCGCCGGTGTCCGCGATGATTGTCATCGCGCACCACGCGATCCCGCCCTGAGTCCTGGGGTTGTGGTCTGGGCCGACCGATTCGTTGATCTTGAGCGTGACCGCATCTGTCGCGCCGTCTGCGAAGACCACCGGCACCACGGTCTCGCCGCAGGCGTAGAGGCGGAAGACGACGGTGTCGGCGCCGTCGTTGATCACGGTCACGGCCACGCGAGCATGGTTGGTCCCGCCGAAGCTGATGGTCTGCGCCGTGGCGGTGACGGACACGGTCTTCCCGGTGAAGGTGGCGCTTGCCGAACTGGCGAGGGCCAGGGCAAGAACAAGGAACGAGAGGGCGCGTCGCATCGAAGTCCTCCTCACTGGCAAGGGTTGCAGCCGTCGAGGAGGCCCCACTTGGCGCACTCCGCGTTCTGGGTTGCGGTGTTCTGGGCGACGAACCAGGAGCAGACCGCCTTCTTCTCGTCCGCCGATGCTGCCGCGACGCGGCGCTGGAACTCAGGTGCCACGATGTCGAAGGTCAGGAACTCCTCGCGACCGGCCAACGTCGCGGGGTAGATGCGGACGCCTGCCCCTCGAGCCTGGGCCGCGCTGCACCCGGATCCCCCGGGGGCCGAGGCCGCCGTGCAAGCTTGGGCTTGCGTGCAGGTCACCGCCAACGCGAGCTGTTGGCAGGTCTGCCTGTTCCTCGCGGCACGGTCGCGGTCGTGCTGGGCGACCTGGCCGGCTGACGCCGTCAGCGAGTAGACCTCCTGGGCGGAAGCCGAGGACGCGGCGAGGAGGAAGGCGTACCCGCAGAGAATCTTTCGCATCAGTTGACGCTCCTGCTTGTCTCGTACCAATTGGTCCCGTCGTAGACCAGCGTGATTACGTCTGAGGTGGTGGTCACGAAGTTCCCGGCGAGGACGAGGTTGTTGCCGTCCGTGAAGGTGAGCACGTCGTCGAAGATCAGGGTGATCACCGCGCCCGCCGCGAAGTTGGTCGAGGTGATCGAGGTGACGTTGGTCGTCCCGGTGACGTGGAAGACGCGGCCTGTAGGCACGGGCAGAGCCGCTGCGGAGGCCACGGCGGCGCCTCCCCCGAGGAAGCCGCGGATCTCAGCCCCGCCGGCGCTCGCCCTGATGACGCCCGCGGCATTGCGCGCGAGGCCGGTGTCGTAGGACCCGGACGCGGCGTCCGACGTGCTCGACCAGACGAAGGTGGCGGCGCTCGGTATCGCCAGCCTGCTGGAGGCGTCGTAGTTGATCTGCGTGGTGGTCGAGCGGCGGTAGGCGAACCCGGTGCCGGCGCCTGCGGTGAGCTGGATCCCCTGCGCCCCGAAGTCGAGGTCGATGTTGGCCACGTTGACCGTGACAGTCATCTCGCGGCTCGCGAGGTGGTTTCCGGCCGCGAAGCGGAAGGTGTCGGACCCGGACGAGTCGCGCAGGCCGACCTTGTCCCCGAGCACGATCGTCCCGTCGTAGCCCGCCTCGGTGGCCGCGCACTGCAGGACGCTGGAGCCGTCGGCGTAGAGCAGGCAGTTCGTAGCCGAACCCACCGGCGAGGCCCCAGGGGTCAGGCCGCCTCCGCTCGGCGGAGCTGGCTTGTAGTCGATCTGGTCCGGCCGGAGCGAGAAGAGGGCGGCGCGGACGGCCAGGGGCTTGACCAGGGGCACCAAGACGGGCGACTTGGCGCGGGGACGGATCAGCGGCGCTCCGGCGAAGGCCGGGCTCCAGCCGCAGGAGGCCAGGGAGCTCAGGGCGAGGAGGACTATGCGCTTCATGGGCCGATGCTCCCCCCTCACAGTGGAGTGAACTTCCCGAACCCGGCGAGCTTGTAGCCGGTCCAACGGACCTCGAAAATGGCCGTCGAGGCGAATGAGGTGTTGGCGTTGAGCGAAATCCTGATCACATCCGTTAGCCCGACCACGCACGCGAATGAGCCCGAGAGCGTCCCCGACGACACCGCGGCGATCCCGATGAGGTCCACGCCGGCCGTGTTGCCTACCGTGCAAGTCTCGGTGCCGGCGAGGTTGACCGCGGTGAACCATAGCGTCCCCGAAACGGATTGAAGGCCCGAGACACTGACGGCATAGAAGAAGTAGTCGATGGTCCCGCCCGTGACACTGTTGCTTGGGATGCCGATCTCCACGAACTCGACCGCAGACCCATCCGTAAGAGCCTTGGCGCCGTGGTAGAAGAACGCCTTTGGGTACTCTCCATTGGCGTCCTCGGTGCCGATGGTGACGGGGCCGGTCCCGCCCTGCCCGCCCGTGCCGATGACGAGCCCGGTGTTCTGGGGACCCTCGGATAGCAGCGCGACCAGGTTGTTGCGGCTCTGCCCGTAGAGGGTCCCTCCGATGGCCGAGCCGTAGGCCAGCATCCCGATACCGGATTGGCTGACCCCGGAGCCGTCCGCTTCGAGGTCGTTGCGGGTGCCGATCGCCGTGAACATGTCGGACGCCCCGCCGGAGCCGTGGATGGCCACGTAGCCCGTGGTCTTGCGGATGAGCAGCGTCGACTCGTTCGCGTCGTTCTCGTCCAGGTATTCACCGATGGTCAGGCGGTCGGGAAAATTCCAGTGACCGCCGGAGAGGTCGAACGAGGTATTCGTGGCCGTCGCCGTGATCGTTGCCGTAACGTCGGCTGTTGGGTCGCCGATCGCGAGGGTGAACTCGTCCGCGTCGGCCGTCGCGCCCTCCACGACGATTGACCCCGTCGAGTCGAACACGAAGGAGTTGGCTACGCCCTGTCCGGCACCGTTGATGACGGTGACGCTCGCTCCGCCGGAGCCGCGGTTGATGAAGACCGAGCCGCCTAGGGCTGACCCCGCCCCGCCCGCGATGCTGACGCTCCCTCCCGTATCGGCCGATCCGGATGTAGAGCCGCCGAATAGGCTGGCGCTTCCACCTGCGACGCCAGAGACCGAGCTGGCACCGCCGCGCACCTCGACATCGCCGGCGTCGTTCGATGTTCCTCCCGCCGCGCCGCCGCGCACGAAGACGCTACCAGCGGCGGCCGCAGTCGAGACGTCCACTCCAAGAACGAAAAGGCTGTGATCCGCCGTGCCCGCAACGCCAGAGAGGGTCGTGCTCGTGCCGCTGAACCGAAAGGCCCCGTTGGCTGAAGACGTCAGGGTGGACGTGAACCCGCCTAGGGCGACCGATCCGGCAGAGAGCGTGTCGGTCCCGGCGTTGTAGGTGAGGCCGGGGTCCCCTCCAAACGCCCCCGCGCTGTTGAACTGGACTTGCAGGTCCGCCCCACCTGGAGTGCCACCACCAGCGGGAGGCGCCGGCTTGTAGTCGATCTGATCGGGTCGCAATGCGAAGAGAGCCGCCCGAAGCGCGAGCGGTTTGCGCAGCGGCGTGAGGATCGGGGACCGCGCCCGCGGCCGAATCAGGTTGCGCGCCGCCGCATCCGCCGGGAGTGCTGCCAAGAGGGCCAGGACGGCGAGGGCGAAGGCACGGGAGGCTGGGCTATGGCGTCCCACGGCTACGGAAACTCCACCAGGTACGTGTCCACGCTGCCGCCTGTCGCGATGCTCTTGCCGAGGTCGCTGCCGAAGATGGCCTTCGTCCCGTCAGGGCTGATGACCACGTGGGGCTCGCCCCAGTAGCCCTCGCCCCCGGCCTCCCCCGCCGCGGAGCGGTGGTGGGCCATGCGGTAGACCTTCCCGCCCGGGTTCAGGTCCACGAAGACGATCTCGTTCGACAGGATGCCCTGCCCGTCGGGGTTGCCGACGATCGAGACCGCGCACCATCCCGGGTTGTCGTAGGCGAGGCAGGAGACGTGCGTCTTGCTCCAGACCGTGTCCCCGTACCCGGCCGCGGGACCGAGGACGACGCGCTTGGCCACGCCAGGGGAGTCGAGGCTCGTCATCACGAGGTTGCCGCGGTCCGCTGAGCCGCTGAAATCCGGCGCCACGTACCACTCCGACCCGTCGCGCAGGGTGACGTTGCCGGAATGCTCGTGCACCACGGCCAGGCCCATCGAGAAGAACTCGGTGAGCCCCTGATTCCAGGACTGGCCGTCGAAGTAGAATCGCTTCCCGCTGTGCGTGGGGCTCGGGGCGTTCGGCGTGGTGTTTCGCACCAAGTAGCCCAAGACCTTCTTTTGCGCGACGTCGAACGAGAGTTTCACCTTCTGCCCCGGCTGGCCGTTCACCGTCCCGATGCACTCCAGGCCAAGGATGCTCCCGTCGGCGGAAGGCGGAGACGGGTCGTTTCCTAAGGACAGCTCCGAAGAGCAGGCGGGGGCCGTGAAGTCCACGAGCACGGTCTTTGCGCCGGTGTCGATGTCCATCTCGACGAGCTGCTGCCTCCCCGCCACGCCCGCGGAGGTCTTCCCGTTCATGGTCGTGTACTGGATCACCCGCCGCGTGCGGTGGGGCCACAGGTGCTCGATGTCGCTCGGCCAAGGGTCCCCGATCGGCAGCTTTTTCACGACCTTGTGCGGGGCCTCGTCCTCGGCCAGGTACCAGCCATCCTCCCGGACCCAAAACATGATCTGACGCTTGCCGTTGGCGTCGGGCGCGGTCCAGGCGGGCATGGTCGAGTAGACGGGCTTCGCGATGGCGTTCGCGCCGCGGCTCTTCGGGACTGCGGTGATGCGCGTGACCTTGCCGCCAAGCTCGGCGTCGATCCGCGACTCGCCCACGGCCAGCTCGGCGGCGGCCGTCATGGGGTGGGCGCACTTGTCGACCACCACGCCGCGGTCGAGCTGGGGCACGCACGCGGGCGGAGGGGTGGGGGTCGGCGCTGGCTTCGGGTAGCAGAGGGGCGTCTGCCCTTCGACGGCCACGACGGCGGCGCAGGGCACGGGAGTCGGGGCTTGCGCTGCGATGGCCAGTCCACCGCAAGAGGCGGCCACAAGGAGGAGCACCACCACCTGCAGCGCGAGCTTTCGCTCGCTGGCCACGCGCAGCCACCGTCGCTTCGTCCCACGGGATGCCGGGAGGGCCACAAGGCGATCAAGCAGCTCGTCAACGGCCTGGACGGTGGCGCAGGCCGCCAGCTCGTTTACACGAGGAACTGGCAGCGGGGCCGGGGTTAGCGGCCGGAAGCGGATGATCCGGATCGCGCGGCAGCCATCGCAGCAGGAGCCGTAGCCTTGCCAATGGGGGACCGCGGCGCCCGCGCGTACGGCGCAGTTCGGGCAGAGGGTATCGGGCGTTCTCACCACCACCGGCAACCCCCTTCCTCGACCAGCCGCCACCGCGGCGAGTCGTAGCCCGTGTTCTCGCGGTTGAACCAGAGGACCTGGTGCAAGAGCTCGGTGGCCATGCCCACGCGGTAGTCGCAGGGCGCGTCCACGACGATCTGGATCTGGGTCAGGTAGGTCGAGCAGCCACAGGACGGCCCCTGCTCGCCGCACGCGAACGGGGTGTCGAACACGTAGACGACGTGGTCGTGGAAGACGGCGCGAGGGTCCACGCCCACGCAGGCGGCGACCTGGTTCGCGGCGTCGATCGCGTACTGCCGGCGCTCCGGCCCCGCGTCGGCCCCGTACCAGTCGAAGTAGGGGCGGACCTCGACGGGAGGCCTGGGCGGCTGGGGCGGACGGCGGCCACCTCCCCCGCCACCGCAGGCGGTGAGGGTGACGGCGAAGGCGACCAGGGCCCCGAGGCGGATCACTTCCTACTCCTTGGCCTCGGGCGGTGGCGGGAGGGCGATCGGTGCCAGCGCCGCAGCGGTGGCGGTGGCGGCGGCGGCATCGGCAGAAGCAGCCGCGAGCTCCGCGGCCGCCTTCGCTGCGGCGATGGCCCTGCGCTCCTTGTAGACCGACCAGAGCCTCGAGAGCGCAAACCAGAGGGAGGTCAGGCCGACGACGAGCTGCTCGGGGTCGATGTTGAGGGCCGTCGCTTCGGTTGGGCTGACCCCGAGGACACCGAAGCCGCTGCGCACGATGAAGAACAAGGGGCCCGCCTCGAAGCCCAGCGACTTCGCGATGCCCTCGAGGACCAGGAGCAGCAGCATCGCGGCGCTGCGCCAGCCCGGGGACGACTTGAAGCCCTCGACGATCGTGACCTTTCCCATCCTCGCCTCCCCTACCAGGTGAACCGGACCGCGGCCTCGCCCTCGAGCTCGCCGCTCCAATCACTGGCCGCGGCCACGACGATCGACCACTGGTGGCCGAGCCGGCCTGCGACGGCCAGGCGCGCCCCCTCCGTGGTGGCGTAGGCGACAGCGGCGCCGTTCACCCCGTCGGGCACGGTGGCCAGGGCCTTCTCGATGGCCGCGTCTATCTCCAGCTCGCGAAAGCGTCGGATGCCCGGGAGCGGCTCGTAGAGGTCGGGGCTCATGGGATGACCATCGGCCCGCAGAGGGCGGCGCCGATTAGCGCCGCCACCGCGAGCGCGAGCCACAGACTCCTCGGCGTGCGGGCGTCGCTATCGACAGCCGGCGGCTGCGCACGCCGCCACCAGCCATCCGCGTCGAACGGGCCTACCCGGCCCCACCACCAGTTCCGGCGGTTGAGTTCAGCGGCCACGAGCTGCTCGGAGTTCTCAAAGCCCTTGCGGATGAAGTAGGCGCGGGCCGACTTCAGCCACGAAGTCGGCGCCCACCGGGGCCAGAGCAGCCAGAGGATCAGGGCGCCGAACAGGCCGACGGTCACGACCGTCTCGATCATCGGCCGGGCACCCAGTCGGAGCACGGGACCCCGACGCACACGCGCGCCCTCTGGCCGGGCCGCACCAGGCGCAGCCACGGGTTGCTCGGGTGCTCGTCCCCGCCTTCCCACTTCACGGCGAGGGCACGGTCGCACTCCTCACGGCCGGCTGAGCCTTCCGGCCCGCACGAAGGCCAGCACTGCCGCCCGGGGAAGTCGGGGTTCTCCCCGCACGAGAGCGCCACCGCATCGAGCACGGCTCGCCCATCGGGCCGCTGCGCCGCGGGGACGTGGACCTTGGCCCGCACCTGGAAGACGGGGCGGGGGTACGAGCCGGAGGGGGGCGGGGCGGCCACGTCTCCGATGTCGGCCGATCTTGAAGCCGGCGCGCACGTCGTCTGGTAGGTGCCCTCGCCCGTGCGCAGCCGGTTCGCCTGGATCTCCGACCCCCACGCGAGCACGTCGTAGTTCTCGCTGCGCGAGCTGTCGCACGCGACGGCCAGCTCCTCGGCGTACATCGCGCAATCGCAGCCAGGCAGCGCGGCGCGGACCCGCGGGCAGATCCGCGCGTAGAAGGTGGCCTCGCTCTCCGTGGTGGTCGGCGGCTCGCCCTTGAGCGTGGCCAGCACGGCGGCCAGGTGCTTCGGCGTCGCCTTGCCGCACACCTCGCGTGCGCTGCCGGGCGCCTCGCTCTCGTTCCACTTCACCCCGCTCGAGGGCGGCGGCGGCGTGGCGCGCGGAAACTCGCACGGGCCCGGCGCCACCTCCACGATGGCTTGACTCGGGAAGTCGATGCGCCACGCCTTGCCGAGAGCGCAGGACGTAAACCTCACGCTCTTGTTCGGCTTCCCGATGGCCGTGCATTCCGTCGCCTTCTTGCTGATCCAGTTGAGCACGGGTCCGAGGTAGGCGCTCTCGTCGATGGCCGCTCCGCCCCAGCCCTTGAAGACCTTCGGCTCGCTCGGGGAGATGCATCCGGTCGAGGCCCAGCCGACACGTCCGGCCGAGGCCAGGCGATCCTTCGGCTTCACCGGCCGACCATCCATGACGGGTACCGCCGTGACGAAGAATGCGGTCGAGCCCGCTCGCGACTCGGCCAGGATCTGGAACGTGAAGCCGTCGGCCTTCGCCACGTCCCCGGGCGGCGGCGGGTCGATCGGATCAACGGGCGGCGGCGCCTGGCAGGGCGGGAGTTGCTGCCACTCCTGGCCCGGAGGTCGATGCCAGCAGCCGCACGTGTCCCCCGGGCTGCAGACCGGCGATGGGGCTGGGGGGGGCGGGGGAAGCGTGGTTGTCGTGGTAGTGGTCGTCGTCGTGGGAGGGGTGACGGGCACGCAGTGCCAGCCGGGATCGTCACCCCCGGTGCGGAACCGCCAGTCTTCCCCGGCCGGGCAGGTGCCCTGCGGCCTGCAGGGTAGGATGCCGCAGGGATCCGGGTTGCCAGCACACGCGGCGAACGCGAGGGCGAAGGAGACGAGCGTCCACCTCCCCATCACAGCTTCACCGGGAAGGACGGCTCGCCGGGGAGCGGCTTATGCAGTCGATCGAGGTCGGCGGCAGCGACTTCGACGCCGAGCTTCTCGGCGATGGCAAGTTGCACCCGGGTCGCCGCCCGCTGGTGCAGGCCCAAGACGCCGAGCGGTTCCGTCACGTCCTCCCGCAGCCGCTCGAAGTCGTGGAGGAGCCGCTTCATCCTGACCGGCAACCTCTCGAGATCGACCAGGCGCTTTCCGTGCTCCTCCTGTACGGCCGCGAGTGCGCTCACCGTTACCTTCTTTCGCACGTACCGGCGTTTGGTCTCGGGCACACGCTCTCCGTTCCTCACTCGCTCCGTGCCGTTCGGACCAGGGCCTCGACTACCGCGAGACGCGCCCCGAATCGTTCCTGGACCTCCTCGACGCCGTTCTCGAACCTCTGAAGCCGCGGGCTCAGCTCCTGGTCGATGTAGTTGTGCCGGAGGTCGCGGAGCCGCGTGATCTCCTGCTGGTCGCGCCGCTGTTCGGTCGTCAGTTGCGTGACGCGGTCGCGCTCGTCGTTCAGCTCGCGGCGCAGATCGTCTACCTTGCTGCCGATGGCTGATGCCCGCTGATCGGCAGCCATCGCGGTGAGCTTGGCGTCCTCCGCCTTCGCCTTTGCCTGCTCGGCGAGATGGCGGGCGGTCAGGACGGTGCCTGTCACCGTGACGATCGCTCCTCCCACCTTCAGCCAGTCGTCCGCCTCTGGCGGGACCGCTGGCGCCTGAGCGAGGGCCACGAGGCCGGGGCCCAGCACCAGCCCCAGAAGCGCAGACCTCACGCGATGGACTCCTCAGCTTTCGGGGGCGGGGCTGCGCACTGGCACTTCTTCAGCTCGAAGTGCGGCCTGTCGGGCGTGCTCTGCCAGTCGCCACCCCAGAGCAGGCCGAGTGCCTTCCCGATCTGGCCGAGCTCGCGCCAGAACGGGCCCGCGGGGTTCCACGACTTCATGAGCACGTAGTCGGTCGGCACGACGTCGAAGGCGAGCGCCAGCCCGTTAGGAGGCTGGGGTAGGTGGAGGCTTCGCGTCGTCCAGCTCGTTCCGATCGAGATGTAGTGGGCCTGCCGGGCGTCGTCGCGCAGCGTCTCGACGGTCCTGGTGAGGATGCCGCGCTCGATGGCGGCATCCTGTAGCGCGTGGAACTTCTCGCGGACGCAGGGACAGAGGCGCTGCGGATCCCGGCTGGCGTGGCCGGGAATCTCCCGGCTCACGCGGCGCCCGGGCTTGGGAGCTTGGCTGGCGACACGAGCAACGCGGCAAACCTCGCGAACAAGGTTTGCCGGGTCGCCGTGGGGAGATGCTGCTCTGGGCTACCGGCTTGTTCCCGGCCTGCCTGTCAATTCAGGCGGCCCAGACCGGGGTGCGACACGGGGATTCTGCGCCTACGATGGCTCCGGCGTCAAGAGCGGAGACCCCTTGGGCGCCTCCATCTCCTCGGGCATGAGCTGCCGGCCCGCGGAGGACCGGAGGCGGAAGGTCAACTCGTCGTTTCCGCGGTGGCCTGCCTTGCGGATGGCCAGCACCCGGCACGACTCGGCGAAGTCGGCCCACCTGCCAAGAACAGCCGAGACGTGCTCCTGGGGACAGCCGGCGGCGAGCAGGCGGTCCAGCTCTTCCTGGAGGAGGCGGTGACTCAGGGGCGGGGCTCCTGGCATGGCAAGACGTTTTTGCGCCACCTCTCCCCCTCGGCTGTGGCGGGCTCGGCTTCGGAGAGGTGGGCCTCGATTCTGGGCGGCATCTCGCGAAGCACCTTCCAGCCGTGGTTGTGTAGGACGACCCATGACGGATCGCACATCAGGTCTTCGATGGCTGCCTTGCACTCCCGTAGTAGCTCATTCGCGCGCTGGAGACGCTGCTTGGCCAGAGCGAAAGAGGCGGTCATGCTCATGCCTTGGCACCCCTCCGCATGGGCCAGTGAGGTACACGAGGGCAAGCACGGTAGGTCGTTCTCGTTCACGGCGTCTTGTAGGAGCTTCAGGCGGGCTTCGGGGGTGGGGTTGGTTGGGTCGGTCATCGGGCAAGCCTCGACTGCGAGCCTTGCTCACGTCGAAGGTGCCGTGTCCCCAGTTGCAAGCCATCTACTGGGCTCTCCTCCATGCGGTCCGTTTCGATCTCCACTCGGACCGCGGGCCGCCCCTTTTCCTGCGAGTAACGCCACAAGACGAGAGGATTGCTATCGTCCACCCCGAGGGCGTCGGCAATCCCGTCGCGAACCGCCTTCGCCGCCGACGCCGCGTTGTCGGAGTCGAGCATCCGTGGCGCAACCCGAGTGATGGTGACGACGAGCGGGAACGGAACCCGTGGCGCATCCCACGCACGCGCCGCGGCCGCGGTCGTGGCTCGCTCCGATCTGACGCGCGCGGCCCTTCTCCGCCAGTGCTCGCGGAGGTTGGCGGCCGAGGGCAGGAGGTACGGCATCTCGAAAGCGATCCGGTGGAGCGGGAGCGTGGCGCGCTCGACGATTGTCGGTATCAATTTGACCCCACGTCGCGAAGGCCGCGCGCCTTGGCCCGAAGCCGGCGGCCGGCTTCGGCGGTAAGCCGGACGGTCTCGTGACCTAGACTCGAGAACTCAACCGATGCGATTCCCGATCCCCGCCTGGGGGCGATGTTGGCCAGGGCGTCGATCAAGCCCGGCGCCGGCTCGGGATCCAGAAGGCTCGTCTGGTTCGAGAGCACCGCCTTCGCGAAGTCTTCGAGGTCACGCTTGTAGATCCCGTGACGGCGGACGATCTCCGAGAACTCCTCCAGGTCGTGCTTGCGGGCGCGGTAGACGATGCGGTCGCGCTCGTCGCGAAGAGGCTCCCCGTGGTCATCGAGCTTGACGGTCGCGTGGGTCAGCTCGTGGTCGATCAGCGCCTCGACCTGCTCCGGCTTGACGCGCTCGCTCTCGACGAACTCGCGATTGAGCAGAATCACGATGTCGAACCGGTGCAGCTCTCGGTCGAGATCGGTCGCGAGTTTCATCCGTCCGAGGACGACGCGCCCGTCCGCGTCCTCCTTCCACGCGTAGGACCAGGCAAGCGCTATCCGCGCCTGCCGTAGCTCCTCGTGCCACTTCTCCACGAGGTGGTTCATCACCGGATAGAGCTTGTTACCCTCGTCCGAGTCGGGCTTGATCAGCCGATACGAGACCGCCTTCACCTTCGCCATTCGCTGTCTCCCTTTCAGACGTCGTCGTCCGCGCCCGGCCCGTACTGCATCCGCTCCTGCGACGGTTGCGGCGGTGCCTGGTCTGCGAACTCCATCCGCCCTCGCTCCGCCTTCATCCGCTCGGCCCACACGACTACGTCCTCGCCCGGCTGACGCGCCCTCACCGCATCGCGCCAGAAGAGCGTCTCGGCCACGGACCGGAACACCGGCTCTTGAACGTGCTCGCGGCGAGGCTCCTGCGTCGCGGGTGCGCTCTGGTTCGAGTAGCCAGGCTCGGGCTTCCGCCTACCCATTCCGCCCTCCGGTCGCAGCTTTCGCCGCCTCGGCTTCGTCGGGTCCCAATAGCTCGTCGCCCTGCCGGAGCAGCTCCGCGCGGCGACGCTCCCACTCGTCCGGCGTGAGCTCCGGCGCCTTGCGGGCAGCACGCGCCCGGGCCTCGTCCTGGTCGCCAGCGGCACGCAGGGCCAGGGCGTGACCCATGGAGCCAGGCCCCAGCGCCCGAGGCTGTGCGGCGCCGCCCAGGACCACGGCCGCCGAGGCTCGGCCGACGTTTGGGTCGGCGTCCACGGCGCCGAGATCAGCCGTTCCGTCCAGCACCGCGGAGAGTGGGATGTTGGTCCCCGCGATGTAGGGTCGCCCGCGTTTCGCCCCGGCCTGGATTGAGAGCGCCTCCTCCCGGACCTCGGCCACCGTGGGCAACGTCTTCGGGTCCCAATCAGGCGACGCGACGAGGCTTCGCACCGCTGCCGCGAATGCTCCGTCTGGCAGCCCGGACAGCGCGACCGAGTAGGCGGCCCGAGCGGCATCCGAAACCGGGAATTGCAGCATGGCCTGGAGCACCGTCCACCCGGCCTCGAACTCGTCCGCCTTCACTTCGCGCCTCCGCCGCCCAGCACACGCTCGATCCGCGCACGCTCGACACCCTCGGCAACTTTCTCGTCGATGCGATCCGCCGCGAACCGGGCGCGCGATGGCGCACCGGGTCCGGCACCTCGAGCCACGATCGCCTGCCCCGTACCGATAGCCGCGGGCGCCGACCACTCCCCGAACTTCGACGCGAAGTCCTGGGCACTCGCGAAGTCGGGTTCCTTCTCGGCCAGGTAGCGCCTCCACGCCTCGCGCACGGTTCCCCACCCGAACCGATGCACCAGGGGTTTCAGCGCGGCGCCGATCCGGCCGCCCGGGGCAGAGCCCGTGAAGCGATCAACCCAGTCGTCGCACGCCTCCCGCGACCACGGCCCGTTCCCTGGCTTGCCCGCTTCAGCCCCCGCCGACCCCGCGCCGTCAGGCGCGAAGGTCGTTGCCGTGGCCGTTGCTGGTAGCGATTCGGGAATGCCTGGTGCGGGGAGGTCCGTGTCCGTGAAGAGCGAATGCGATAGAGAACTGGGAACGGAAACGGGAACGGAAACAGAGAGGCTTTGGTCCGGCTTAACCAAATCAAAGCTACGGTTAACCCGTGGCTTTCTATCTTTATTGATACGCCTAGGCTTACCGCCTTTCTTCCCCTTTTCGGACTGTTGGCGTCGGAACGCGAGCTGCTTGGCCTTCTCCGCCTCGAGCCGCTTCTGGGTGAGGGTCTCGCCCTGGGTTCCGAAGCACGCGGCGATGGCCGGCCACACCCGGGCGAAGCGTTTGGCCTCGATTCCGAGCAGGCGAGAGAGGCGCGCCGGGTCCGTAGGCAGGCCGTCCTCGATCCAGTAGACCGAGAGGAGGTCGATGTAGACCCCCTTCTCTTCGAAGGTCATGGCCTTCACGCGAGCGTCGGAGAGCCAGTCCTTGGGGTAGAACTGGAAGGCGGGTGAGGGACCCTTCATTGGGGCAGACTCCAGGTGCTGGATCGCTGGCGACGAGCTGCGCCAGACGCGGCGCCACCGCGCCGGCCGCGGGCGCTTGGATCGGTGATCGGTTCCGTGAGGACGCGGCGATGGTCCCAGCGGTTGCGCAGACGACCGCGAATCACCGAGATCGGGATCCCAGTTCGCTCTGACCATTCAGCGGCGCTCAGGCGCAGCCCGTCTACTTCAAGCCAGACCGTACTGCGCCGGTTGCGCGCCTGTTGCTTCTTCGTCGCCCACCGGCAGTTGCCTGGCTCGTAGCTCTTCGAGTTGTCGATCCTGTCGATCGTGTGCCGCGGAGACGGCCTGCGACCCATGTCATCCAGGAAGGCCACGTACGACTTTCTCCACCGATCGCACACGCCGATGCCGCGTCCGCCGTAATCCCAATAGCCGGCGCCATTCGGATTCAGACAACGACTCAGGACGCCCCTCCACGTTTTATACTCGGGTGAGTTCCTTCCGTGTCCTGCTTCACCGTGGCGCGTGTTCATGGCGACGACTATGGCCGCCGAAACGTATGGCAAAAGGCAGCCACACGAGCGCTTCTCACCAGCGGTCAAGACATACGGATATGTGCTGGTAGACTTGCCGCAATCGCAGAGGCACTCGAGGCGGCGTCTACGCTTCCCCTCGGTACCTCCCCAGCCGCCCCAGCCGACGACGACCAATCGGCCGAAGCGCCGGCTGCATCCACGCACCGGATTCCAGGTTCGGTCCGTCCACTCGATCGAGGTGACGCTCACGCGCTGGCCTCGGTGAGGGCGGGCTCATCGTCCTGGTCGAGCACGTCGAAGAGGGTGGGCATGGCCACCTGGCGAGCGGCCGCCTCGCAGTAGGCCGCGCCCTCGGCCCAGTACCGGGTGTTGAGCTCGACGCCGAGGCCTCGCCGCTTCAGCTTGACGGAGCAGTAGGGCACGGTCCCCAGGCCCGAGAAGGGGTCGAATACGAGCTCGCCCGGCATCGTGAACTGAGTTACCAAGCGGTCCACCAGGTCGAACTGGATGGGGCACAGGTGGGTCTCGGCGCCCTTCGCCACCTGCATGGTGTTGAGGGTCCGCATCCTGGTGATGTCGGTCCAGACATCCGGGTGCCAGCTCTGGGGCTGGAGCAGCATGAACGAGGGGGGCAGCATCCCCTTCTTGTCCAGCCACTCGGCGATCTTCACGTCGCGCTCGAAGTCGTAGACCCGGGTCAGCGAGTACTTCCGGAAGAGCTTGAAGACCTGGGCGTGCGTCAGGCCCTTCAGGTCCTGGATGGAGATGGGCCGGTCCCCGCTGCTGCGGGTGAACCCGTGGGCGTCGAACTGCCAGCGACCGCGCGAGTACTCGTCCTTCGCCTTCACCACCGGCAGGTCGGCGAAGCCGCGACCGCGGTCGGTCTGGGGCTTCCGGAACAGGAGCACGTATTCGGGGAGGCCTGCCCCCATCCGGCTCCCGTCCTTGCATTGCTCGGTCCAGCCAAGCCGATAGGTCTGTGCGTTTTCACGCACGACGTCCGTCACCACCGTCTTGCGGCCGAGGAAGGCGAACCCGTGCTTCGTGAAGTGGGCCACGCACTCGTCGCTCAGGGGGTGGACGGTCTGAAACCCGAAGCCGTTGATGCCCCCCGGGGTGATCCGGTCCTTCACGTGCACCGCGGCCACCCGCCCAGGCATCAGGACCCGGAGGAGCTCTGGGGTGAGGAAGTCCATCTGCCGCCAGAAGTGGGCGAAGTCGTCGGTGTGGCCGAAGTCGTTGAAGCTGGGGCTGTATTCGTACTGGTGCGCGAACGGGATGGAGGTCAGCACCAGGCCGACGCTGCCCTCGTCGATCGGGGGGCCCTCGAGCAGCTCCAGGACGGTGTCGTTGTTGACGAGCCGGTAGCCCTCGCCCGAGGCCTCCCGCCGCTCCACCCCCATCGACCGCGACAGCCCGCCGGCGAGGGCCGCGTGCGCCAGGCCGTACTGGCGGATGATCGCGGACATGTTCTCGACGAGGATCTCGTGCTGGCGCCACTTCTCCTCCAGCACCCGGCGGACCTCGCGCTCGGCCTCGGTGTAGATCAGGTCGAGGCGCACGGGCCGCTCCTGGCCGTACCGCTGTAGCCGGTGGATGGCCTGAATGAAGTCCGCGAACTTGAAACCGATGCCGAGGAAGATCGCCCACGAGCAGTGGCGCTGGAGGTTGGTGCCGGCGCCCAGCATCACCGGCTTGCCCGCCAGCTCCTGCACCTCCCCGTCGGCAAAGGCCGCCACCGCCCGCTCCCGCTCCTCCAGGCGCTGGGAGCCGTACACGCTGGTGACACCCGGGATCGCGGCCTCGATCGCCTCGCGCTCGGCCTCCAGGTCGTGCCAGAGGATCCGGTGCGCGGCTGGATCCTCCGCCCGCAGCTCCATCAGCTTGGCCAGGCGGGCGGGCAGGCTCTCCCGCTTCTCGCGCGCGGCCTCCTGCACCCCGAGGGCCGCGTTCTTGTAGAGCCGGGCCTGGCCGTCGCGCTCGTTGCCGGCGCCGCGGTGGTCCGTCGCCACCTCGTGCCACCGAACCTCGAGCGGCGGGAGGATGTATCCCGCGTCGGAGTACTCGGGGCCCAGGTCGGACGGCCGCTGCAGGAAGATCGCCCACGACGCCACCCACAGCCAGAACTCCTCCTGCTTGTGGGGGTGGAGGGTCAGGTGGTCAGCCTTCGTGGAGTCCCTCTTGAAGAACCTGGTCTTCGCGGCCGAGACGTCCATCACGTCCAGGTAGGCGGCGTACGCCAGCAGCTCGATGTATTCATTCGGCGAGGGCGTGGCCGTGGCCACGAACCGGTACGGCACGCCGCGGGTGCGCACGCCGCTCCGGTCATCCCCCGCGAAGAGAGCCATGAACTCGCGGAAGGTCTTCGTCCCGCCGAACCCTCGCAGGACCGCGGCCTCGTCCAGCGAGGCCACCGTGAAGGCCTCGGGGTCGAGCTTGCACTCGCGCACGGTCTCGTAGTTGGTGAGGTAGATCCCCGCTGGGTCCTCGGCCTCCTCGGTGAAGCGGATGAACTTCGGCGCCGGCTTCCAGCCCAGGACCTCGAGCGCGTCCCGGCGGAACTCCTGGCGCACGCCCAGGGGGCAGACGATCAGGCCGCGGCCACCGGCCCGCTCCCGGGTCAGCCTCACCACCTCGAGTTGGGTGGTGGTCTTCTGCAGGCCGAACCGGGAGAAGCAGCCGGCACGGCCGAGCTGCACCATCCGCCGGACGATCGCCCTGACGTGCGGCTTGCACGCGGGGTTGACGTCGGCTTCGGAGATCTCGAAGCCGCGCACGGGGGCGGACACCACCTTCGCTTCAAGGAAGCGGCGGTATTCCGCTACCCGGGCAGCAGCCGTCACGAGATGCTCTCCGGCTGGGCCACCGAAAGCGCCACCGCGATCGGCCGCACCCAGATGGGGGTCGAGCCGAGGGCGAACGTCTCCCCAGCCCAGGCCAGCAGAAGGGTCGTCCCCATGACGGAGGCAATCGCGGCCGCGGCGGGACCGGGGACTGCGTTGCCGATCCGCTCACGCCAGTGCGAGTCGGCGGTGCCCGCGAGCTCCAGCTCCTCACCGGCTTCCACGAGCCCCTGCAGGGCGGCCAGCTCGAGGGTGGTGAAGGGTCGGTGCCAGGTCCCGTCGAGGGCCCGGATCACGGCCACGAGTCGGGCCTCGGCCGCAGGCAGGGCTAGGTCAGTGGCAAGAACCTCGGCGCAGCGAGCGTCCACGCGCGGGTCGGCCACGTTGTACCGGCCGTTGTCGTGCCCCGCTCTCGCGCCCACGGCGCCAGAGGGGGCGGCCCAGGGGATGACCCCGTAGGCGCCACCCGCGCTCGGCCAAGCGCCGCCGCCGAGGTTCGAGCGGGGATCCGCGACGGCGAAGGCGCCATTCCCGGTGGTGCTCGCCGCGATCACAGTGCCCGCGGGGTCCTCGTACTTGGTGACCCGGTACTTCCCCTTCCCCTGCCAGTGAGTCCCCGCGCGTGGGTCCGCCACGGCCAGGCCCCCGCTCGAGGGCGACGTGCCGGCGGTGACCGTGGGCGCAGGCTGGTCGAAGCGGATGACCCGGTAGACGTTGTTGAAGTGGGGCCCGCGAGGCCCGTGGCCCAGGCGTGGATCCGCGACCGACGGGGCGCCGGCATCCGGCCCGCGCGCACCGATCACCGCACCAGAGGCGCGGTCCCAGCCGACCACCTTCAGCTTGTTTCGGTAGGCCCCCGGGTGCCACGCGCACCGCGGGTCGGCCACGGCATACCGGCCACCGCCGGGCGCCGACTGCCCCGTGACCGAGCCGGACGGCCGGTCCCAGGCGGTGACGCCGAGCTGCGAGTACTCGCCGGAGCCCGAGGGAACGCGAGGATCGGCCACGGAGAAGGGGCCGGTGGTGGGCATCGCGGCGCCGGTGACGGTGCCGGCAGGCTCCTCCCAGGGGCAGACCCCAAGGGTCCCTCGGTGCCACTCCTTGGCGGGCGCGATCCCGAAGTCGGCGAGGTGGCCGCCGATGATGCGCAGCTTTTCCAGGGATCGCCAGTCGCCTCCGGCCTCGACGAACGCGAGCCGCACCCAGGTCTTCCACTGGAGCTCTCGCATCCGATGCATGGGCCCGGCCGCTGGATCTCCCGGTAGCGGGAAGGCCCCGATGACCTCGCCCACGCCGCGAAGGGGTCGCTTCGCCGGCTCGTACAGGAATGGCGGAACCTTCTCCCGGTGGCGCGCCACCAAGAGGAACCGCTTCCGGCTCTGTGCCAGGTTGCCCAGCTCACCACAGTCGTGGGTGGTCTCGGCCACCGCGTAGCCGTAGGTCTCGAGGAGCCGGATCATCTGGTCGAGGACTTGGCGCCCGCGGGTCGCGATGCGGGGGACGTTCTCCCACAGGAAGAACTCGGGCGGGTCGGAGCTCCAGGCCTCGAGCGCCAGCCACAGCCCGCGGATGGCGAGCTGGTTCAGCGCCTGGTACCGCTCGCCCCCGGCGCGCTCCGAAGAGAGCAGGCCCGAGAAGCCCTTGCAGGGCGCCGAACCGAAGACGATGTGGGGGCGTTCGCCTCCCGCGGCCCGCCGGATGTCGTCGGGCCCGGCTTCCCGCCAACCCTCGGGCGGATCCTGCTGGTGGAACCCACGGTATTGCGGGCGGTCGAACAGGTCGAGCACTGTGCCCGGGACGCCAGCCAGGCGCCCGAAGTCCCTGATCGCGGCGGGGTCTGAGTCCACGCCGCCGATGCACCGGAACGAGGCCTCGGCGTGGCCCACCTTCGCTCGGCCTGCGTTGAACCCGCGCGCTCCACCGCCAAGCCCACAGAAAAGATGGAAGTGGCGGACTTCCGTCTGGCGGGGCGCGAGGAGGCCCCTCACCGTCCGCCCCCGACCAGGCCGATCAGGTGCCGCGCCGTGCGAAGCCCCTCCTCCGCCATCTCACGCCCCGAATCGGCCACGGCGTGGAGGTCACGGGACAAGCGCATGAGCAGGGCGACTCGCCAGGAGGGGGCCAGTCCGTGGGCCGCGTTCTCCGCCTCGTAGGCTAGGGCCCGCGTCGTCGGCGACGCTGGTGGTGGGACCTTGTGGCTGGCGCCCATCATGCCCGCTCCCCGAGAAAGAGCACGGGCGTGGCCACGACCTGACCAGGCGCAGGGTACTGGAGCAACCCGAGAGAACGCAGGGACCCCAGGTTGTTGAAATACCCGCCTGACGTCGCGCTGACTCCGATGCGCTCGGCGAGCTCGTGCTTGGGAACAGCCTCTGGATACGAGCCGATCAGCTCGTTGAGGATCTTCCACTTCGCAGGTGCAAGCCGGCCGGCGAGCGCGCGATGCAGCTCCTCCGCCGTTGTCGGAACACCATCGTGAGATGCAAGCGCCGCTCCGGCTTCGGTCAGGCCCAGCATGCTCGGCCCCGGGTAGTGGATGAGCCCCGCGCTACGGAGCGCCCCCAAGTTGTTGAAGTAGCCCCCGCTCGTGGGGCTGACTCCGGCGAGCAGTGCAACCTGGGTCTTGTCCCCGCGGTCGACGCCGATCCCGGCGAGGAACGCGAGGGCGTTCAGGATCTTCTGGCGTGCGGGGGCGAGGTCGCTACCGTTGCCACTCGAAGGCGGGGGGGCGGACGGTGGCGCCGTGCGTGTAAACGCAGAGCGGCCGCCCGCCCCTGATGGCGCGTGTGCGCCGGTGGGCACGGCTTGCGGGACCGGTTGGGGAGAGGTGGCTCCCCGGGCGAGCTGGTGGCGGAGGTTGGTGAGCTCCACCGAGACTGCGTTGAATGCTGTGGCCAGGCGATCGGCGGTGACGTTGGCCTTCTCCGAGAGCACGGCGTCTGCGGCCTGTGCCTTTTCGACGCGGGCGACCAGGACCTCCAGGCGCTTCAGGTCGGCCGGCTTGAGGACCGGAACCTCGACAACCTTGTGCTCGACCTCGGGGATCGGCACCGCCTCTTTCGCGAGGCGCAGGGACTTCTCGAGCTCGACGATCCGCTTGCGGAGCTCCTTCGGGTCCTCGCTTTTCGCGCGCTCGATCGTCGCGGCCATCTTCACGCGCAGCCGTTCCAGGTCCACGGGCGCCAGATCATTCGGCTCGCCGCGCTGCTCGCCGTGCTTGGGCGTCGAGGCGGAGTCGTAGGTCTCGCGGAGTTGCACGCGGGTGCGGACCAGGCCGATCGGTTTCTCCTCCGGGAACTCGGGGGCCCAGACGAAGGCCTCGCCTGTCTTCAGGGTGGCAAGCTCGGGGAGGATCTCTTCCCCCTGGTCGTGGTACTTGATCCACTGCCGGACGGCCGCGACGTCCTGCGGTCCGATCGTTCGGTGGACGACCAGGATCTCCGACTGCGTGGTGATGTCCTTATGGAGGGAGGCCGGCCTCTGGGTCACTGCCGTGCCACCGATCCCCGTGGAGCGGCCCAGCTTCCACAGCCGCTTGAAGGCGCCGAGCATCTCCTCGGCCTTCTCGCCCTTGGGCGGCGCCTGCGGGGCCAGCTCGTGGGCCTCCTCGAGGACGAGGTGCAGGACGCCCTTGGTCCACTTCCTGTAGACCGCCATCGTGAAGTCGACCATGAAGCGGCTGCGCTCCAAGCCCGAGAGGTGCTTGCACGAGAGGACCATCGACGCTTGGTGCTCACAGAGGAAGTCCGCGATGAGGGCGCCGGCACCGGCCTCGAGCGGGAGGTCCGCATGCCGTCCGCCGAAGACGTAGACGGAATGGCCCGCGCCCTTCCCGTCGCGCGACGCCTTGAGGCCCCACCACGCGTCGACCGGGTCGAGGACCACGACCGGTACCTTGGCGGCAAGGAGCTGCTCGACGATGCGAGCGGCCGTGTTCGTCTTCCCGCTCCCGCGCTTGCCGACGACGAGGAAGGTCTGAGTCGCGGCCTCGATGGGGAGGGACAGCTCGTCGGAGATCAGCAGCTTCTTCATACGGTGGCTGCCGAGGCGCCCGTGCTGAGGAGCAATGCCTCCACGGCGTCGCGGACCTGGGTCCAGTTGTCGCGGCTGACCACCACGTCACGGGATCCGTCGGGGTGAGCTGGGTTACGGACCACGACGGTGACGAAGACCGGTTCGTTGAAGAGCTTCTTGATCTCCTCTGCGTGGTCAGCGATCGTCGCGGCCGCGCAGAGAGTCGAGGGGTGTGGTTTCGCCGGTGTGCTCACGAGCAGCCCTCCACGCCGGCACAGGCCGGCTCTCCGAAACACTCAGGGCGGAGCGGGAGGTGCCCCGCCCACTTCCGCCGCTCCGCCCACCAGGTGTGCGACGGCGGACCGACGAGGGCCACCGCGCACGTGGCCTGCCGGACCAGGGCGTCGTGCTGGGACAGCATCGTGAGGACCCGGTTCTCCCGTTGGGCCGCCAGCACCACCTCGCGGCGGGACATCCAGACCCCCCAGCCCGCGCCCAGGAAGAAGGCAAGGAGGCAGGCCAGGGCGAACATCCCGCGCCGGATGATGGTCGCGTGGGTCACCGCTTCGCCCGCTTCCTTGACCGACGCCTCCGGCCGCACAGGAGCGTGCGTGGCCCGAAGCCGCTACGACGGTGGGGCGGCCAGAACGAGCCGACCACTCCGGTGGCCGAGCTTTGCCGGATGCGCATGAGACCGTAGCCCGTCACGCCTCGGCCTTCCGGTTCTGCGTGTCGGCGTATTCCTGAAGGACGCTGCGCGTCGTCTGGCAGAGGCCCTCAAGTGCATTCAGGAGCCGAGCCCGCTCGCGGTTGGTCGTGTCTGACCTGGCCGCGTTGCTGAAGGCTTGCGCCGCGTCCGCGATCCGCTCGGCCTGCCCGAGGAGCTTGCCGTATGGATCGACGTCCGCGGCGGTCATGCGACCCCCAGGCGGCGCAGAACGCGGGCGAGCAAGCCGTGGCGCAGATCCCCATGCTGCATGCGCCACCGCCATGAACCCTCGAACGGGCGCTTCACTGCGAGCCAGACGGGCGGCTGCGTGTGACCCGAGAGCACGCCGAGCCAGACGTCGCCCGTCAGCAGGGCCAGGAGGCGCTCGCGCCAGGTCATCCGCCACCGGGAGATGCAAGTCCGGCCGTCGTTGAACGTGGGAAGTGACCCGCACTCCGCGTCGGTCATCCCCGCGGGCTTCGTGAGGTTGCGGTTCGCCTCCGGGAAGTCGGCGGGGGTCACGCCGCGGCTCCGTGGACGACCTGCAGCGGGCCCTCGCCCACCACGGCCGCGACGACCTGGGCGCCGCGCTCCGACAGGCCGCGGAGGTGGGCCGCGCGCCGCGCCTCGTCCACCCGCTCCAGCCAATCCACCAGGACGATGGGCAGGTAGGGGCGCGACGTCCCACGCGCAGCCGCGTGGAGCAGCGACACTTCGTCGGCCAGCTCTTGCAGGCGCCCGTCGTTGACCTGGTCGAGCGGGACCTTGTCGAGGAGGACCACGCGCTTGCCCTTCTCGTCGTAGCGGACCTCGAGCCCCTTGATCGGCAGGCTCCCGGCCAGCTCCACGGCGTAGCGGCGCAGGGCTTCGATCGCCTCGGTGAGCTCGTTCCACCGCTTCTCGTGGGCGGCCGCCTTGTCGGAGGAGTCCTTCGCCTGGGTGCGGACGTGGCGGTCGGTCTCGACGGCCTGCTGCTGGGCTCGGAGGGCGGCCAGCTTCTCCCGGCCGGCGGCCAGCTCCTTTCGGGCCGACTCGTGTCGGGCCCGGGCCTCCGCTCTGGTGAGCCCGGCCTGGGAGATGACGGCGTCCCTGGCCGCGTCCGTGGACTCGAGCTGCTTCTCGGAGTCCTCGCGCAGGGTCTCGACAGCGCGATCGCTCGCGGCGAGGTCCTCCTTGATGCGGCGCTCGAGCTCGGCCCGCCACTCGGCCACGCGTTCGGCGTGGCTGGACCGGACGCGGTCGGCCTCCGCCTTGAACCGGTCCTTGACCCTGGTCTCCTCGGCCTCGTGCGTCTGTCGGGCGGTGGCCACGGTTGCCCGCTCCCCAGCGTCGGCCTCGGCCTCGGCCCAGGCCAGCTCGCTGGCCTGGGCATCCGTCTCCCCCTCGACCCGGGTGATCTCCGCGGCGACGTCGCCCGGGGCCTGGGCCGGGATTCCGGACAGGAGCTTCTTCGCGGTCTGGTGCTCGGTCTCCCGCTGGCGCCCGACCTCGGTGCGTGCCGAGGCCACCGCCTTGATGACCTCCTCGATGTCCTCCAAAGGGTGGAGCCCGTCGGGGATCGGCGGCAGCCGGAAGGCGACCAGCTCCGCCCGGGCCATGGCGTCGGCGCGGGTGTAGCCGGGGAGCTCGAGGGCCTCGAGCAGGATCGTGGCCCGCTCGTCGGTCGAGGCCTGCAGGAAGGTGGCGGGCACGGCGCCTTGGGCATCCACGAGGTCGCGCAGGTACTCGGCGCCGCGCGGGACCTGGCGCCAGTCCTCCCCCACCCGCTCCCTGACCTCGGGGCTGCCGTCACCGCGGCGGCGCAGGTGCACCTCCCGGTCAGCCCCCTGGAGCCAGAGCTCGATCTCGGGCACCAGGTGGGAGCCGTCGGCCCCGTCAATGTGGGCGCGACGGCTGGCGGCGATGCGCTCGATCCCGAGTCCGCAGCGGATAGCCGCCAGGATGCTGCTCTTCCGGGAGGCGTTCTGGCCTCGGAGGATCGTCACCGCGGGGTCGAAGTCGAAGCTGGCCGGCTCGTCCCCGAACCCGGCGTAGCCCTTGACGGTGAGGCGGTGGAGGCGGAGCCGGTTGGGGTCGGGCCCGGGCGCTACTATGGCGGCCGCGGCGGGGGCCTCCAGGGGCAGGGCGGCGGTGGCGGTAGCGGCGGCGCGGCGGCCCATCGCCTACTCGCCCAGCCTCGACTGCCGGCCCTTCTTCTCGTCGGCCTTCGGGCCGTCTGCCTGCTTCGTGCCGTCCAGCGAGGCGCCGCAGTCGGAGCAGGCCCACTTCTGGCCGACCGGCACGGAGGCCAGGATGTCGGCCGTGACCCTGGGGTGGGCGCAGGCGGCCGTCTCGGCCGCCTGCAGCTTCTCGGTCAGCGCTTCCAGGGTCCGGGGGGCCGCGAAGGATCCATCGGCCTGCGGTTGGAGGGCCACCGTTTCAGCCACCTCCTCGTCGGCCTGGATCCCGAGCATGACCTCGGGCATGTGCCGCCGCGCCCACTCGCGGGCGCCGCGGTACACGAGCATCTGGTCCGGCATGGTCGACCACTTCTCGTTGTTGGTCTTCCAGTCCTTGACTGTGCCTTCGATCTCGCGGTCCTCGGCCTCGCCCTTGATGCGGCCGACGATGCGGACCGCGCGGTCCGGTGTCCCGCGGGCACCGGAGTAGATCGGCTTCAGGTTCGCCTGCAGCCGGCCGCTCGCGTTGATGAGGCCCGCGATCAGCTTGCCCTCGTAGCCGAGCTTCCCCTGGGTGACGAAGGTGTGCTGCGCAACCGAGAAGGGATCCATCCTCCAGCGAAACGCCTGGGCCGCGACGAGGAAGCAGTCGGCGATCTTTTCGTCCCCGCGAAGGTGGGCCGGAACCAGGTTGGCCTTCGCCATCATCTTCGCCACCCGCTGGAGCTGCTCGAAGATGCCGCTGTTCATGTAGAGGGAGATCGGGTCGTCAGCATCGAAGGCCACGGGCGTGGAGGCCGGCGCCTTCGGGATCACGGCCGGCAAGGGGGCGGGCGGATCTTGGGTGGGCGCGACGACTTCCGCTGGGCGTGCGGGGGTCTCAGTTGCCATGGCTTTCTGCTCCTTCTGAAGTGGTTGGCTGGGCCTGACGGCGTCCCGCCTTGTTGCGCTCGCGGTCGTAGGCTCGAAGTCGCTCGAGGTTGCGCTGGCGATAGCTCAGGCACTTCTGGGCCTCGCAGCGGGGACACCGGCGCGCGTTTCGATCCTTCCGCATCGCGTACTCGCCGCCGCACTTGCCGCAGCGATCCTTCGCGCTGTGGACGGCGGCCATGCTCAGGCTGTTGTGGACGGCGTTCTCCCGCTGCGTGACCGCTCTGACATGCCAGGGACTGCAGCAGCAGCGGACACGGCAGACGTGGTCCAGGACGAGCCCCGCGGGGATCGGCCCGCGCCAGGTCTCGTAGGTGAAGCGGTGGACGTAGATGAGGCGGCCGTCCACGAGGAACTTTCCGTAGCCGCCGATCGAGAGGGCGCCCATCCAGACCCAACAACCGGAGTCGGTGACGCGCTCTACCTTTTCCTCGAATCGTTCGAGCACCGGTCGCAAGGCCCTCATGCGCGCCTTCCCCGCCGCACCTTCGGCCTCCACCTCGAAACCGTGACGTAGCTCGTGGCCGCTACCTCGTACGCTTCCCTGCCGACGCGGTGCTGCCGGATGTAGCTGCCGTCGCCGAACGGTCCCCCGAAGGACGCCTCGCCCATGCGGAGGCGAATCGCAGCCACGGCCGCGCGCTCCGCCTTCTCCGACTCGCGACCCTGCGCGCGCGCCCGCTCAAGCGCATCCATGAGGTCGTTCGCCTCGCCGTCCAGGGCGACCGTTTTCCCGTTCTCGCCAGGCCACAGCCGCTTGATTGCCTCGGCCGTGGACGGCTTCGAGTCCGCCCACGCGGGGTCAGGATCGCGGGCGAGCACGCGCTGGCGGAACCGCTCCAGTACCGGGAGAGCGGCGGCCAAGAAGGCGTCGTTCCGTGGGAGGTCGGCCCACAGCACAGGCTTCGTGATGCCCACGAAAGCGGCCACCGAACCCCAAGAGGCGCGGGCGCACGCCATCTGCACCTGCACCTGGCACTGCGCCGGCAGCGGGATCTCCTCGTCGCGGGCCTCGCGACGCCACTCCCCCATTGCCTTGATCTCCAGGGGATTCCCGGGCGAGGTCGCGGGGTCCTCCCAGGCGACCGGAGCCGGGTTCGACTGGCTGCCCGCGGTCGTCGCATCGAGCGTTGCGCCGAGCCACTTCAGATCAGGGTGGCGCAGCAGCTCGTAGGGATCTCGGTCCTCGGCGAAGCGGCCGGTCTCCTCGCGGTAGCCCAGGACGATGGCCTCCTGCATCCGCCGGCCCCACCGGGCGGGAATCGAGTCACCGTCCTGGGCGAGCCCCAGCTTCTCGCTGTAGACGCTGAGCGGCCCGCGGCGGGGGTCAACCCCGAGGATCGCGGCGCAGTCGCTAGCGGTGACGTGCTCGCGCCTGGCGAGGCGCCACTGCTCGCGCGCGGAATGCACGATCGCGGGCGCAGTGCTCACGAGCGGCCCTCGGCCTTCGCGATGGCGGCGTCAGCCCCAGCGATGGCTCGCCGGCAGTCATCCTCGTACGTGCCTCCGAGGCTTCGGTCGCAGAGGCGATTGGCGTCGATTCGCAGGGCCTTCAGGGCGGCCAGGAGTTCGGGCACGTGACTCTCGCCCCCCGGCGCTTCGGCCTTCTCGGCGATGTAGCGGGCCAGCCGGAGGGATTCATTGGCCCACGCGTTGTTGGTTGGCTCGGAGATCATCCGACCCGGCATCGAGGCGAACCCGCTCAGGATGTTCCCAGCGATGCGGGCGATGGACGAGGGGCCGATGGCGCCGGGCTTTGGGGCGCTCACCGGCTGGCCGCCTTCGCGACGACGTACAGCAGGAAGACGTTGATGACCGTCATCCACAGCGCAGCGCTGAGCGCAGGGTTCGCCTCGTGCAGCCGGCGGGCCCCGAACCACAGCCCCATCAGGACGAGCGCCCCCATGAACGCGATGGCGAACCAGCCGAGCACCCACATGCTGGCGCGGTCCTCCTCGCCGTGGGCCTCGGGATCGGGCAGCTCTACAGGAGACGGCGCGTAGCGGGGCACCAGGCGGAGGCGGACGCGCGCCGTGGTGGTCGGACTCGAAGCGACCAGGCGGGCGCTCACGCCTTCGACTCCAGGGACGCGATGGCGCCCTCAAGAACGCCGATGGCCTCAACCACGGGCACGAAGGTCTCGACGCGCACGCCAGCCCGGAGGAGCGCCGCGGCATCCCTCAGCCGATCCAGGAGGGCGGCCCGCTCCGTCTCCACAGCCGCGGCAAGCATCTCGGCCACGGCGACCACCGACCGCGCCGCGGCGACGCCCTCCATCCGGCCCTCCATCCGCTCGAGCCCGTCCCGGAGCGTCATGGCGGCGTGCGCGATCGCGGCCTCGTGCTGGTCCGCGACGTGGCTGAGGATCGCAATGCGCACGCGGTGATCGCTGAGAAGACGAGGGGCGTCTTCTGTCAGGGTGCCCGGCAGAATTGCCGACGCACGCCCCGCGGCAGGCTCCTCACCTGTGATCCGCTCGCCCCTCGTCATCTCAACGATCACCGGCCACCCCAGAGGATCAGGTAGACGGCGACGATGGCCACCGCGACGACCAGGACGTCACCGAAGACCGATCGCCAGACGGCGGCCGCCGCGGCCCGTGCCTTGGCCCTGGCTTGGGCGCGACGCCACGCCTGAGCCCTGGCCGCAACCTCCTCGAGATCGCGCTCGGCTTCCGGGGAGAAGGCGTGCTTCACTGGCCCACCTCGCGGGTGTAGGGGCTCGGGGCCGAGAGCCACGCTGGCGGGAGAGCCTGCTCGACGCGCGGGTCCTGCTTGATGCGCCCGTCGCCGAGGGGACCTCTTCGGATGTCGCGATTGAAAACGCGCACGAACTCGTCAATGACCGACGACCCATTCGCCCGAAGCGAGGCGGCGATTGCGGAGGCCGACTCCTCGACCTGGTTCCACTTTTCGTCAAAGTGGTCGCGCAGCGCGACACGTTTGGCCGCCTCGCGGGCAGCGATTCTTGCGGCGTCCCGGCGCTCCCGTTCCATGGCTTCGCGAATCCCCCGCGCGACACCAGCGGCAGTGGAACCGCGCGGTACGACCACGTACTCGCCCGAGACGCCCTGCTGCGTGGAGAATCCAAACCGCCGCGCGAAGGACGCCACGTCGGCTGTGCAGGGGAGGAGGAGCGTGAGCTTCCTCGGCGTCCGCTTCGCCACCTTCTTCGCCTTCTTCTTCTTCTTCATGCGCTCACCCCATCCGCGTGACCGAATGCCGCACGCATCCGACCAAGCCAGTCGTCCACCCACGCCAACGCGATCTTCGCGGCCTGGCTCGTCTCTGGCGTATCGCCCTTCCGAATCGACAGGAAGAAGTGTTCGGCCGGGCGGCCACCGTTCGGGGCCAGACCGGGGATGGCGTCGTAGCGGCAGCCCCTCGCCTTGGCCAGAGTGCCAACGAGGCAGGCGCACGGCCCCTCGTAGGTGGAGCCGTCCACGGTGCCAGCAACCAGAGCGGCGCGGAGAGCGGCGGCCTCGGCCGGTGCGGAAGACAGGACGGCCCAGAGGTCGTCACGGATCGGCCTGAGGTCCGCGTCCCTGAGGACCGCGCGCGTGAGGACCGCGCGCGTGAGGTCCGCGCGCGTGAGGACCGCGCGCGTGAGGTCCGCGCGCGTGAGGACCGCGCGCGTGAGGACCGCGCGCGTGAGGACCGCGCGCGTGAGGACCGCGCCCGTGAGGACCGCGCCCGTGAGGACCGCGCGCGTGAGGTCCGCGCCCGTGAGGACCGCGCGCGTGAGGTCCGCGTCCCTGAGGACCGCGCCCGTGAGGACCGCGCCCGTGAGGTCCGCGCCCGTGAGGACCGCGCCCGTGAGGACCGCGCGCGTGAGGACCGCGCCCGTGAGGACCGCGTCCCTGAGGACCGCGCGCGTGAGGACCGCGCGCGTGAGGTCCGCGCGCGTGAGGACCGCGCCCGTGAGGTCCGCGCCCGTGAGGACCGCGCCCGTGAGGACCGCGCGCGTGAGGACCGCGCGCGTTCCGCCTTCGCTACCGCTCAGCCACCGCGCGTGCTTCTCCAGGATGTCGCGCCATTGGTCGGCGGTCGGAGTCTTGCCGGCCCATTCGTTCATGCAGCCTCCAGCGTCGAGAGGGGAACGCAGGCGGCAAAAGCTGGATCACCGCCTCTCCGCTCCGGAGGGAGCACCGCCTGCGCTCTCCCCTCGACACGATGAGTGGCCCACCAGTTCGACTCGCACGCAGGGCACATGCCGTGCGAGACCTGACCGTGCTGGTACGGCTCGCAGGGCTTCGTCCCCATGTCCGCCTTGCACCAGGCGCAACGGACGATCATGGCGGGCATCACGCGGTCCTCCGTCGAATGAGCGCCACCACATCCGCCTCGGTGACGCGAAAGGCGCGCTTCGTGATCCGCACCACGTGCAACTCGCCCTCGTGGACGAGCCGGCGAACCTGGCTCTTAGAGCAGGCCAGCCGAGCAGCGGCGTCCGCCACCGTCAGCGTGCGCGGTCCCATGTCCACCACCTTCGACGTGGCGGGGCGCGTGTTCAGCTCTCGGCACGCTGCGGCCTGCGCGCGAAGGGTCCGGGCCTGCTCCTCGGCGAGGGCGGCCTGCGCGTCGAGCTGGTCGGCGAGGAGGATGTAGGCGGTCACCGTCACGCCTTCTCCTTCTTCTCGCGGCCAAGGGTGCGCTTCAGCCAATCGGGAAATGCCTCTGCGAAGAAGCGGTGCAGCACGTCCTCTTCTGTCTCGTCGCCCCTGGTCTTGAAGTTGATGTCGATCCTTGCTTCTCGCAGGACGTCCACCTGTTCGGGGCGCAACTTCGGCGGTCTTGCCGGAGCCCGCTTCACCACCACATCCGTGCTCACGCTCGGCAAGGTAGGAGATTCGACTGGCCTTGGATAGTTTCGGGCCGAAGTTTTCGGCGGACGGTTGGGCGATCCTGAATGGTTGTGGCCTTTGGTGGCTACAGGTGGGGTTTCGATGGGCATGGTTGGTTGTGGTTGGGTGCGATGGTTGGGAGAGCGCAAAAAAAGGAGCGCCTCCTGACCGATCCCCATTGCTTTCATTCGCTTACGAAAGGCTGTCTCTGAAATCGCGACGGCGCGGGCCGCATCGGCAACCACGCCACGCCACATCTCGAGCGCCCTCCGGATGTCTGCCTTCGATACCAGGGCCGGCGCGCTCATTCCCTGAAGCCTACATGTAGACATGCATGCGTGTCAACTGTGAAAGTTGCTTGCATGATGGCGGCCCCGGTGATAGCCTTCCGACTCGGAGGTTGCCAATGCCGGAGAAGAAGGCTGAGAAGATGCTCTCGGTCAGGGTGCCAGCGGAGTTGCTCAAACGGCTCCGCCAGAAGGCCCTGGACGAGGACTCCTCGAATCAGGCCATCGTGATCGCCGCCCTTGAGGGGCACCTCCCAAAGAAGAAGCGCGGGGCCTGACGCCATGGCCACCCCCAAGCTCGACGGCCGCTGGAGGGATCAGCGCCGCCCGAGCACGGCAGCATGCAGGCAAGAGGGGTACCAGCAGGACCAGTCCGCCTCAACTTTGTCGCCGCCCAATTGGTTGTGTTCCGCGTGAAGTCTCGTACTCGCTTCCCGTGTCTGGTTTCGTTTGATCGTTAGGGTGTAGGCTTCGGGCCACACGCAACACGTAATTACCTCGGTCGCCCTCCCGGCCGACAGGAGGTTGAAGATGAAGACGCTGACAGCCGTTCTCGTCGTTGCCCTTGCCGTTCCCGCCTTCGCCGTAGACAAAGGGAAGGCGACCTACCTCGGCGGCACCATGCAGCTCAAGGCCAAGACAGAGCTGACCGCCAACACCCAACTGACCGACACGGTCGTTCTCACGCCGAAGCCGAAGGAAGGCTCGCCGATCATCATCCCGTGGGCTTCCATCGAAGAGGTGGAATACGGGCAGAAGGCGGGGCGCCGCGTGAAGACAGCGATTTTCCTGTCGCCCCTCGCGCTCTTCGGCAAGTCGCGGAAGCACTACGTCACCCTGGCCTGGAAGGACGCGACGGCGGCCGACCAGACGGCGGTCCTGGAGTTCAGCAAGGACGACATCCGGACGGTGCTCGCTGTCCTCAAGGCCAGGACCGGCAAGCCGATCACCTTCCAGGACGAGGAAGCGCAGAAGCAAATGGGCGGCGGCGAGAAGAAGTAGCCCCCTCGGAAATCGCGATGCGCGGTGACGGCTACATCTACCAGCGTCGCGGCGTCTGGTGGGCCTGCACGTTCACGGACGGGCGCCGGGTCCGGGAGTCGCTCCACACCGCGGACGAGGAGCAGGCAAAGAAGCGCCTCGTCCAGCTCCGCCGCGCGAAGGACCGCGGCCAGTACCTCGCCCCGGCCGAGCGACGGGCGACCGTGGACGATCTGCTCGACGATCTCCTGGTCCACCTCCGCGTGAAGGGTGCGGCTTCCGCCCCGAAGGTGACGTCCCACATGAAGGCCGTGCGCGAGCGGCTCGGCGCCTCCCGCGCCAGCCACCTCGACACCGCCATGGTGGAGCGGGCGCAGGAAGCGTGGCTGAAGGCGGGGGCCGCGCCCGCCACCGTCAACCGGAGATGCGAGGGCCTCCGCCAGGCGTTCCGGCTTGCAGCTCGTCGGACGCCCCCCCGGGTCCGGGCCGTCCCGCACATCCCGCTGCTGAAGGTGAGCAACGCTCGCCAGGGGTTCATCTCGCGCGCCGACTTCCAGGCGCTCCGGAAACGGATCGAGGACCCCGACGTCCGTGACTTCGTGGAGTGGTTCTACTGGACGGGGATGCGTCCGGGCGAGATCCGACAACTCACCTGGGAGATGGTGGACCGGGAGGCCTGGACGCTGAACCTCGACCCGCGCGCGGCGAAGATCCGGCGAGGGCGCGTGCTCGCACTCGAGGGCCCCCTACGGCAGATCGTTGACCGGCGATGGAAGGCCCGCCGCCTGGACTGCCTGCTCGTCTTCCACCGCACGTCGAAGGGGCTCGCAGGCCAGCCGGTCCTCGACTTCTCCAAGCTCTGGAAGGCGGCGCTCAAGGTAGCGCGCCTAAGCCCCGGCCTGGTGCCCTACGATCTCCGCAGGACGGCGCTACGCAACATGGTGAGGGCGGGAATCGAGACGGGCGTCGCCATGAAGATCTCGGGGCACCGGACGCGCTCCACGTTCGATCGGTACAACATCGTGGACGAGCAGGACGTGCGGGAGGCCGTGATCCGGACGGCCGCTTTCGTGGGGGCGCAGCCCAAGGGACGCAAGGTGCGCATGGTGAACCTGCCACCATCGCGTATTTCCAGACGTCGCGCAGCAGGCTAACGTTAGTACAGGCAACAACATAGTGGCGGAAGCGGGTGGGAATCGAACCAGAAACGTGGCGTTCCTGGACGAGCAGGACGTTATTCTTTCGCCTGATTGTCATGGTTCGCACTGGTTTCACGCGCCAGAGATTCATAGTTGTGCGTGATCGAACCTGCCACCCTACCTGCCACATCAGGAGGCAGCCATGCAGACCCAACCCCAACTACGAAGCCGCGAGCGGCGTCGCACCGACCGGACGGGGCGCGTCCTGCGCGCCAGTGGCGCCGGCTTGGCGATCCGCGCGACCCGCGAGACGTTCGACGCCTTGGCGGACGGCTTCCCTTGCTCGCTGATCGGGCATCGGTGGGTGGAGATCCCGCCGAGCCTGCGCAGCACGAAGTCGCGGGCCACCGGGCGCGTGGACTTCGGTTGCGCTCGCTGCTCGCAGCGGGCAGGATTCACCTCGTGAGCGCTAAGACCCACTGCTTTACCTGCTCGTGCTATGCGGAAGGGGCCAGGGTATGCCGCACGTGCAAAACGGCGATCGATCGTCCGGCACAGGACTTCATGCTGGTTTTCGCCCACTCCTTTGATGGCGCACTCCCGAAAGGAAAACTCCGCACGACTTGGGAGAAAGTCTCCAAAGAGCGCGGCCTTCGCTGGCCGAATAGGCGCAGCATTCCCTGCCTGAAGCCGCTGAGCGCTCGCCGCCTCGAGACGATCCCCTACTACACCTCGCCGAAATTTCGCGAAGAGACAATCGCGGAGGAGAGAGACTGGCGCTTGGTCTACCACGATAGGCGCCGCTAGGGGCTCTCGCCCTTCCCGACCGTCTTCCCACCGGACGCGATCAGCGTGAGGATCTGCCTCTGCATCGCCCGCCGGTTCAACGCGGACACCTCGGGAGTCAGCCCGCGCCAGCCATCCTTCCATTCGTCGAGGAACCCCACGACCGCGGACCCAGGAGGATCAAGGCGAGCGGCTGGCTTCAGATGCTCTCGCCCTTCACGGGCTTCGGGAAGGCGTCCTCGATGATCTGGATCGCTTCGAGGTCCTGGATCCCGGGGCTGCTGAGCGCGTAGCCACGAGCCCCGTCGAAGCTGCCGTGCACAACCAGCCTCGGACCAGGGTGCGGGTTACCGTCTGCGTCCAGTCCTGGTTCCAACTCGGGGATTGCAATGACTACCTTCTCCCGCGCGGCCCGGCACCGCTTGACGAACCACTCGTAGAGTTGGTCGAGCCAGATCCCGTCGTAGGCGCGGAAGGGAAGGCTCAGGTTCCGAACCGCACGCGACGGCTGCGCCAACTCGAGGGCCAGCGTCTTCGGCGGGTTCTTGCCCGGCGTGATCCAGCCGTACTTGATCCCCGA